GGTAACGATTTTGTTACAGTTGATTGTTGTCTGACGATATTATTTATATCGCTTGAATTGATCCAATTTAATTGTTTACGTAAATCATCAAACCCATCTTTCCAAAAAGTAGATGATGAATATTGATGCCATAAATCATTTGGTAAAATTGGTCTACGTTGTTTAAATTCTACACGCTTTCTGACTTTATGTAATCCTTCAATCTTGACACCAACATCAAATTCATCATATGAATCTTCTACATTATTAAAATCATGTTCAAACCATGATTCTCCAAGAAAATTATAAATCTTCTTCATAACTATTAATGGATTTTTAACCAAATCATCATATTCAACATAACAAATTTGATCACGTTCATTACAAAATAATGATTGTTTAACATTTGCTAATGGCCCAGCAACATATCCAGTAAAATTAGGTAAATTACCCATTAACATATTAGTTCGTTCATATACAGATAAATTCGGTTGATGATGATATAATGCTTTAACTGTATATGGATTCTTAGCATTCAATTGTTCAAAACTATCTAAAATCCATGGTATTTCTCTAATACATATAATCATTTTAAAATCTGGATATAAATCTTTTAATAATGATGTGGCTCCAGACCAACCACGATTCGTATTAAAACAAACTTCATTACTTTCATTATAAAATGTATCAAATATATTTCTAATAATTTCTTTACGTTTTTCAATTGTAATAGTAGTATCTATTCCAACAGATGTATTAGTAGAATCTATAATTGCAGTTGCATATCCTTGTATTACATCACTGATACCAGCAGTAAATCTAGGATTTTGTTTTAAAATTGCACTTAATAGTGTTGTACCACTACGAGGCAATCCAGATATGAAATTATATTTTCTCATTATTTACTAATTAGTTTTCCAATTTCTGGCAAATACAAATAATTAATATCACTATTCAGAATAGTTACAAAAGCATCAACTAAACTTTCTACTAATGGTTGACCAGCTAAATTAAAACTTGTATTCATTACCATTGGAATTTGTGTTCTATTATAAAATGCTTCAATCAAACGATAGTAATGTAAATTTTGTGCTTCAGTAACAGTTTGAACACGACATGTATTATCTACATGACATACGGCAGGAATTTCATTTACTTTATCTGGCCAAACATTAACTGCATACATCATAAATGGACTTGATTTCATTCCAGCCATATCAAACCATGTTGAAGCATGTTCTTCCATAACACTACCAGCAAATGGTCTAAACCATTCTCTACGTTTAACTTGATTAACAAAATCTTTACCATCTACTCTACGTGGATCAAATAATATTGAACGATTACCTAATGCTCTTGGTCCAGCTTCCGCGGCCCCTTGAAATAAAGCAACAATATTACCATCATCAATCAATTGTGCTACAGTATCATATGTTACATCTGATACTTTAAGATTTGGTACTTGTTGTAATAAATTATCTAACTGATCATAGTTTGGATGTACACCAAGATATACACTAGTTAACTCTCTTAATTGTACTTCATTTGAGTGATTATGCCAAGCATATTTGGCTAAACCAATAGCAGTTCCACCATCATGTGCAATTGGATCAATATAGAAATTAATATCGGGAAAATGTTTAACATACTTATAATTGGCCACACAGTTTAAACCAAATCCACCACTAATAATAATATTACGTTCACCAGTAATATCAATTGCCTTTTCAATAAGAGCAATCATTTGTTCTTCAGTTTGTCTTTGAATCTTATATGCCAAATTCTTATCAATATCACGACATAATGAAAAATCATTATGCCATTCTTTTGGATCATTAAATCGTTTTAAGTATGGATTATGATTCTCGTCAATATGTGCACCAGCAGGATATCTAGGAATCAATAAGTTCTTATTACCTTTTCCATTAATAAAGAAATCTGGAATATCTACATCTTCTGTACCATATGGACTTAGACCCATAGTTTTACCAGCTTCAATAAATCCAAAACCAAGATAATCTGATACGGCCTCATAGGCTTTAGTAATGGTTACAGTATTATCAAACTCTTGTATACCATTATCATAGTACATGGCATTACCATCGCTATAACGCTTGTATACAGCGTTAAACTCATGTGGATATGAACAGTAGTAAATTGATTCAGTTTCGTATCCAGATGCAATTGGACCATTTTCTCCAATTTGTTCTTGATGTACTGAACCAGCACCATCTACAATTACGGCTGCAGCAGTATCAAAACCACTACTATAAAAACTGGCACTAGCATGACCCAAATGATGTAAATGTCCAAGATTTGTTACTTTAACATTTGGACAACTTTTTCTAACCAATGCTGTATATGGATCTTCTCCAGTCCATGGTAATTGTGGTAATTGTGAATTAGTACCACCAATAATTAACTCATCAACTACATGATTATTCAATACATGAACAATAGCCTTAAATGGATTACCATCATATTTACTTCTAGATAGTCGTTCTTCTTCTGTATAGTATACTAATTCACCATCAACTACTAATGCCGCTGATCCATTATGTCCTGGATTAATTGCTAAAATTGTATATCCCATTATCGTACCTTTTTCTCAATATCTGCAACAATAGTATTAAACATATCGTCTAGTTCTTTTGTTGTAAAATTAATTGTTCCTTCATTTAATCTATTACTTAAAGTGGCATCTAATCCGGCAATACGTATTGGTGTATATTTTCTAACTTGTTGTGTTTCAATGATTTTAAAATAATCTGGATAACTAGTATTGATTGGAAATGTACTACCAAAAATTACAGTACCTGGAGTTCCAACTGCACGAGCCATATGTTGACCTACACTATCACATCCAATAAAATAATCGGCTTCTTGAACCAATGCACCCCATTGTCTAAGATCACATGTATATTTTTGTGATACTGTATCTTGTTTCAATTGAAAATCTGGTTCACCAAAGAAAATAGTATTATATCTCATGGCAATTTTCTTAACAAGATAGAGATAATCTTTCTGACTTAAACTACGTGATTCTTCATCAAATACACCTTGACGATTATCTATTTTGGCACCGCGACCAAATGGTTGAAAGATTACTGTTTTTTGTTTTTTCTGTGCAGCTTTCAAATCTTCAAGTGTATTCTTTGCTACCATAACTTCTTGTTGATTAAATTTAAGAACTGGTATACCTAAATCACTATGATCTTTAGTATTATTAATTTCTCTATCAAATCCTTCTACTAAACTAATCTCTTGTCTAAAATAAGCTGGACAACGATATGGTTCTGGTGTAATAATTTGATCTGCATTTTTAATTACATTGTCAAATACACCTTTAGTATCAATTCCATATGTTCTGTCTTGTAGTTCTGGAATACCCCAATATAAGAAATCCCATGCGGCTACCATAACTGCCCAATCAACATCTGGATTTAATTTACCAAATTTAATAAGTGCTGGAATTGCTGCAATTGCACGACCAGCACCACCATCAATCCAAAATATCTTTTTCATTGTTTAACTCTCTTATAATAAAACTTACTATTATTTACATCATAACAATGACATTCAAATATTTTATTTGTACCAAAACCAAACATTAGATTGTGTAAATCTGATCTCATTAGTAATATTATTCTTTTGTCTAAACTCATTAACTGCTTGATTTACTGCTGGTAAATTCCAATCATGACCAGCAAATATACCACCTGTTTTGACTTTATCCCAATAATTATCTAAATCTCTAACTACTGCTGAATAACTATGATCACCATCAATAAAGATATAATCTAAACTTTGATCTGGTATATAGGATGCTGCCGTAGTAGCATCCATTTCTAATAATTCTATTTTATCCATATATGGATTTAATAGATTCATAGCATATTCACGCCATTGATCTACCATTGATTGTGTAACTGGTCCCCACCAATCCATATATGGTGTCCAACTATCAATAGCATATACTTTACTAATCTCTGGTGCCAAATCAAAGAAATGTCTAAGAGTATATCCTTTACAAACACCTAATTCACATCCGATAAGATCAGTACCTAACTCTTTGATATATGATAGTAAACCATATGCCGATACGTCTTTCAATGATACTATACTATTTCCATCTCTAACTGATAATAAAGTTTTAATCATTTCAGTTATTGTACTATTTTCTAATAAATATTTTTGAACAATTGGTTGAGGTTGTCCACCTACTAGTAACAGATTTGATAAATCTGATCCCCATTTTTCAATGAATCTATCAAAATATATTTTGTCTCTTTGTTTAGTTTCATCAGAGGTTTCACCACTGTCCCATAATGATTTACCTTGAAAATGTAATAGATATGATTGTGTAGTATATTTGACATTGAATCCTAATTGAATTGCACGAATTCTATAATCAACATCTTCACCACCACCTACACCAAAACTTTCATCAAATAATCCTATCTTAGAATATATCTCATAAGGTAATCTAAATGCATAAAATGGCATTAATAATCTTTCATAAAATCCAGCTGGATTAAGTTGTTTATGTCGTCTAACAATATCACTTAAAGTATAAAAATTATTATCAAATTGATTCATTGACATTGAATTTGTCAATGTTAATTGATCTGTAGTATATTCATGTGTTTGATTACAACTAGATATAACAATAACATTATTATGTTGAGTTAATGGTTGTAACCAATTTTCAGTAAAAACAATATCATTGTTTAGAATAATAAGATCCTTACCATCAGATATACTAATAATATCATTGATATTTTTGGCAAAACTTTTTGGTTGTTCATTGACAATTACAGTAACATTTGGTCTTTGAGTAGTAACTATCTGATCATTATCAATCAAGTAAAATACATCATTTGATTTTAATTTAGTAAATCTAAAAAAACTTGAAATAGCCAAATCAGTATAATGATCAGACTTTTTTGTAGTGATCATTAAAAATACTATTGGTCTCATGATTTATTCCAAAAATCCAATTTCATATCTGTATATAATTTTGTCAATTCTTTACCAATGACTAATTCTGGTTCTGGACTCACTCGTTCCATTACTGATCTGACATCATGTAATCCATTTAAACCACCATGATAATCATCATTTTCTAACATTGATTGCATATTATTAATATCAACTTGATATGTTTCTATACCAATAAATTCACAAATTCTATTCATTGTATATTGACTGTTATTAACAATATCATTATATTCAACAATACACATATCAATGTCAAATGAATTGTATCCCATTCTGAAACTTGTATATGGATGATTGATATATTTTTCCCACAATATACGACAACGATTTTTGTTATTGATTGCTAAATTATTGTCAATTAAATCTTGATCTACAAATGTAATTTTATCTGAATTTTTATTAATCAACAAGATGTAAGATGATAGAATTTCTGGTATACTTCTAGCCGTACAGATGATTTTTGGTTTTGATCCTAATGCATTAATCATTAACTTACCGTGTCTAGGCCATAATCTATTTTTATCAATGATAACAGGTTTGTCTATATGATGATAGGCACCTGCGATCATACCATTTATAATATTTCCGTATTGATCTGGATGTCTGTTGACATATGCAGCTGAAATATTATTCCAATTATTGTCAATGATTTCTATTAAATCAATAACTGGACTAGTAGTACTGGAATGAATTAATGGATGTTGATTTAATAACGATCCTAGAACAGAACTTCCTGATCTGGGAATTCCGGACATCATAATAAATTGTTTATTCATAATTGTTTTTTCATTACTGGTAAGATTGGTTTAGTAATGTGAACTGTTTTATTATACCATTTTTCAAAGTCACCTGTAAACTTATATGGACCAATATGATTACAAGTGATTTCTTGATCTAACCAAATTTTAAATCCACCATCTTTAAGTTTATTAAATGCATGAATATCTTCACTAATCATTTGATCTACACCGGCGACATTTTGAATCACAACATCAAATATCATTCTACGTTCTTTGTCGTCTTTTGGATCCATATATGATTTACTTACGTCCCATAAATGTTGCATGGCAACTTTACTAAATTTTACAAACCCAGTACCAAGACCATCAACTTCAATTAATTTAGTTATTGGATCTCGTGGTTTCTTCTGTAATTGTCTAACAACATATTCTTCTTTATCACCTTTTTTGCGATAGGTACCACCTACTACATCAACTGGATAATCTAATAGTTTGAAAAATTGTTCTGGTTGCCATTCAATGTCACTATCAATCCAAACTAAATCATCTACATTAGATTCTAAGGCAACATGAATAGTATCATTACGTGCACGTTGAAGTAATGCATCAAAACTTACCCACATAGGTATAATTTCAATATCACGTTTAATAGCCATTTTAATAGTGTTCATTAAAGCATTGACATACCAAACATCAATTCTACCATCATAACATGGTGTGCCAATCATTACTTTACGCATAATTCACCAAAAAATTTATTCCATTCTGTTTTACGAATATTCCATGAATATCTTAGATTGAACCAATCACTTTGTTCTAATAGACCTTCACTGGAATAATTATTTATAGCGTCATTTAGAGCTTGAGAATAATTGTGTGTGAGTTCTTGTCTATCATCACTATAGTCTACATATGTGGCATAGTCATCACACGTTTCGGATAATGCCCCATAATTAGTTGTTACTATACGACAACCAGCTGCGCCGGCTTCAATAGCGGATAAACAACTTGTTTCTTCATATATACTTGGATAGGCTAATATATGAGATTGTTGAAGTGCATATCTAACTGCCTGATTCATACCAAAACCTTTATAGATAACATTTTTCATTGTACGACAACGATGAAACAATTGTTCTATATGTGAATTAGTGGCATATCCTTTACCATAGATAATATTGGATGAATAGACTGTCAATTCAACATCCGATCTGTTGAGTAGTTGAAAAGCGTCTAGTAATACTTCTAATCCACGATTAGGCATACTGGTATAAATCAATCTTATTTTATCAGTTGGTTTATATTTAAATTCAATATCTTCAATGGCATTTCTGATAACTAGATTTTTAGATTCATCTACTGGAAATCTATTTTGAAATTGATTTTTTTGCCATTCAGATACATAAACAAATTTATCTATATTATCGGTAAAATTTTTATATAACATACCGATAATATTTTGTTGATCGTATGATAGATGTTGCCAAACAATGTTTGCACGATTTGGATCTATTAGACCTTCATAACAAACAGAAACAATCAAATTGATCTGATCAGACCAATCTGTTCCTGTATATTTAATTAAGTTATTGTAAAGTAATTCTGTTCCGCCGATAGGTTTCATACATATATTTAATATGAAACTTAGTGACAGAAAATTAAAATTTAGATGATTGATTTATAAAAATATGTGACGCTATGAGGCGGGCGGATTTATAGGTTCATCAGTATCCAAAATTCCATTCAATTTCCACAGTTCTGTATGTTCAAAAATTTGATCTACTGGATACGCTTGTACTGCTTCCCAAATAATTGAGGTTCCATCATATGGAGTTCCAATAATCAGATTATTTTCTTCATCTGTATCTGCATTCAATCCAACTGCAGTATGTTCAGGGTTGGCCCAAAACATTGAATGTATTTGTTTAATTTTCATTTTAATTTCCTTTTCAAGAGGGTGATCTAACAATATTTGCACCAGATCCCAAAATAAAAAATTGAAATCCGTTGTAATATGAATATATAGGATATTGAGATGATCCAAAAGCTGTAGTGAAGTTAGGTCTTAAAACCCATGTAACTGCGTCTGTTGATGTAGCGCACGTGCCAAGTAATCCGCTAGCAATAAAAAAAGATCCAGTCCAACCAATTGTGGTTATGTTTTGTGTAGTTACCGCTGCAAGACCAGGCCGCGCTGTCCAAGAAATTCCATCAATTGACGAAACACAACTACCTTCGGAACCGACTACCACTATCAGAGAACTGTTCGTGCTTACAGCAATAGAGTTCGGGGTCATTGTTGACGATGAGTAGGCTGCGTTGAATGCAGTAGACCGATTTGTCCAAGTAATACCATCAGGTGATGTACTTAACGCTCTGCTAGATGAACTTAGTCCATTAGTAAGAATAAATAAGCCTAATGTGGGACTCCATGCTAATGCATGCCCGTTGGCAAAGTTTGCTTGGAAACTAGGAAATCCAGGAGATGAGAATGTCCAAGTAATACCATTGGTTGAACGAACGACTCTAGGGCTGGAGCCGCGCGATTCGCCAACTAAAAATGTTGTTCCATTCCACACCAAATTAGTAGTAGATGACGAGAGGAAACTGGTAACGGAAGTAAAACTGTTTGAACGAGTCCATGTAATTCCATCAGGAGAATAACAAGCAAAACAAGTTTCGCCTGATCCCTCCAGACCAGTTGCAACATAATTTATTCCATTATAATTAATAGATTTAAGACTTGCCAAAGAAGTGGTGTTGGTTACAGCAATTGCTGCTAAACCAGGTTGTGAAGTCCATGTACTTCCATTGTTTGTTGATGTGGCACAAGTACCATTATTTCCAACAACAACTGTCAATCCCGTCGATGAATTTCTTATAATACCAGATACGGTCATGGCTAAATTTCCAAGTGACCCAATTGGAAATGTGGTCCCATCTGTTGATCTATAGTATAGTCCGATAGAACCAGTATATGATATCTGACTTGATGATCTAGAAAGTTGTGCTGGTGACTGAGTAGTAGAAAAAGTTACTCTGGTTGTCCAATTAACTAAATCTGTTGATGTTGCAATTCGCTGTTGCGAAACAGCTACGTAAGTTGATCCCAATTTTAATATATCAAACTGTCCCCCAATAGCACTAGTAGACATTTTTGTATAATTGATTCCATCAGATGTGTAAACAGTTGGGTATCCAGGTGTTCTGCAAAAGGTTATATTGTCATATGTTATTGAAGCTGGACCACTTGGGGTCCCAAAGTCGGCTGTTCCATAAGCAGTAGCACATCCAGACCTATACGCCCAAGTAATACCGTCATCAGATGTAATTGCTATCATTTGATAAAAACTACCAGAACCGTTTGAAGAGTAGCCAAAGCTTATAAAACGACTTCCATTCCAAACACATCCCCAACCGCCAATCTTAGTTCCACCATTATTTGGAGCTAAAGCAACTTGTGCAGCATATGACGCTGATGAACTTGTCCACGTAATACCATCAGTGGAATACGCTGCAGCGCCGCCATATGCAACAACACACCAACGGGTTAAGCTAGAAGAATATGCCATCTGTATATTGTTTGGTCCGAACGCGCCAAATACTGCTGCCAAAGTGCCTGAGGTCCATGTTACACCATTATTTGAAGAATAGAAATATAATGGTGTTAAAGGTGATGTAATAACCCATCTACCATTAGCAAAGTAAAGTCGTTGTTGCAAGGTGCGGGCGAGTAAACTGTTAATATTAGGTAATTCATTTAGATTACTTGAAACCGTATTCCAATTAACTCCATCCGATGATGAACGAATAGTCCAATTTGGTGCTGAAAAACTCAAAGCTAAAAATATAGATCCATTCCAAGCCGTATTATTAATATTTGATGTAACATCTGATACTGTGAAGTTTGTTGAAAAATTAGTTAGATTTGCAAAAGTTTGCCCAAGAATACCGGCATTAGTACCATAAAAATTAGAGATACTAATTGCGCCAGAGCTTGGTACTGCGCCATTAGTTCCAGATATGCCAGTAGCTACTAAACCTCCTCCGGCATAGTATTCGCTTAAACTGATTGGGTTAGTTCCACCAAATTCAGTTTGTATATCATTTAATGATAATGCACCAGTAGTTGGTAATGTCACGCTTCTGTATCCTTATCTAATTAGAATTTATTTCAGAAATTTGCACTTCAAATTCTTTAATAAATTCATTATTAAACCAATCATAGTAGTACTTTTAACATTTTTACTCTTAAGTTCATCAATTTCTGTCTTGAGTTCAACAATTGATGCAAATGACAATGCTACTAATTTTTCATAATCAACTGCTAATGTACCATCTTCACGAGTACGAACGGCTTGTGGAAACACTGACTGTACATCTTGTGCTATAACACCAAAGTCTGACTTTTGAACAAAATAACCGTCCTCACCTCCGCGTTGTGCAACATAATCATCAGTCCAGTCAAATGTTTTACCACCAATCGCTGATACTTTATTAAGAGCATCGGGAATATCTTGAATGTTCTCTTTAAATTTACGATCTGAAGAGTAAAAAGCAATTATATTATTAGTAGAACGAATCTCTCCAGTGGTCTGGACCACATTGTTAATATTCATCAAAACTTGTGATGAAGTCACAGTGGTGCCGCCCACAGCCACTTGCTTGTACAATGTATTTGTACTGGCATCAAACCATTCATCACCCAGCTGTTGACTAACAGGCTGGGTGTTTGCAGTACGATTTACAATATACGGTCTGCTGCTCATTGTTCTGTATCCTTAAGCCTGACTTTCTGTCCAACCTAAACGAGCATTGACTGAGTTAGTTGCAACTGCTGTAATATTAGTAGCACACAATGTCAACACATCTGGTCCATCTGGATACTTACCCTGGTCGGCTGTGGGCACGTTGTTGTTTAGACCACCGCCTAGAATACTAGTTCCCAAGTCTCTAACTCCATCCAAAGCTGTAGTAGTTACACCCGGAGTATTGGTAAAGAATCCAAAAATGTCTTCGCCACCTGATATAGTCTGTCCACTAGCATGAAATGCAATCTGACTCAAACTAGATCCACCTAAGTTTTGAAATGTTCCAGCACTAAGACGACCATTAAGACGACCCGTAATCAACAACGACACACTAGCACCTGTACTATAAACCCCGCATTGTTTTAACACCAACTGCATACGATTTTGAAGTTCGCGTATGCCCATGGTACCAACAAGACCAGAGTCTACGCTAGGCGATACACGTAGACTGATTAGTGGTTGTGTGACACCTGCGCCAATGTTGGTAATGGCATTTCGCATACCTGCCACGAATTCAAATTGCTTGTCATCGTCAAACCCACCATCCATAATTACTGAACTACCCCAGTGATTGATCGCAGGCGCAACTTGCGGACTGTATTGTTCTACTTTGACAGGCGCTGTTGCACTGAATGTAAATGTAGTGGCAACTCCTGTTCCACCCCCACCAGTAAGACCACCAGGACCAGTTAGATTGATGACATTTCTCGTTAGACCAGTAAATGTAGTTGCTGTTTTACCAGTATAGGATATGTACTCTATAGCACCAGTTGTGGCTGATGCAATGACTGCCAACACTCCCGATGGTGCAAAAAATGTAGTATCAGCCACACTCATGCTTGCCGTAATACCAGATGTCAAGGTTGCTGTCAAATATGTGTAATAAGGCAAACTACTGGTTTCGTATCTGGCCGGCAAGTTACCCGACCGGAAATAGGCTTCTGTGTTGAGGTTATTGTTGATTATACGATGACAGTAAATCACTTCGCCACGATTATTTTTAAATCCAAATCTCACAGAACCAGCACCATACCAGCTGTAATCCATGTAAAGCATCTGAATACGAGCCAAGTTAATGTTGTAAAGACTGGCCCCTGTTCCATCACAGCGATCAATGTTCCAGTTGGTCTGTGCAAAACGTGTGTCTACCGTTCTACTGATTACACAGTTAATAGCTGTAGCACCACGATATTCTGGGTAAATAGTCATACTGGTATCTGATGCTATATGTTGTATAATGTAGCTTTGTCCACGTATTACAATAAAATCGCCTGGCTTAAATTCACTAGAAAACTTAGTTGAAGTGCCTGTAACAGTGGGACTGTCTTGAGTCACTGATGATGTTCCAGATGTTTGCAGAGTACTACTGCGTCGTACTACCCACAGAGTTTGTCCATCAAATTCAAAAAATGCTCCATTCTGACTGTCAAACATGCCTACACGAATTGGACCTCCATACCAAGAATTTGGAGCCACAGTAATATTGTTACCAGTGGCAGGTGTTGCTGACGGAGTACTTAACGCTGTAAATGTAAAAACATAAAAATTTGTAACCGCAGTTACAGTAAATGTTCCATTGTAAGCAGTTTGATCGGCTCCAGTGATAATCACTGTAGCACCAACTCCTAGACCATGACTCAGACGAGTGGTTACTGTTACTGTAGCGCCAGAACTGGTTATGTTGTTTATTGTCAGATTTGGTTTCAGAATAGTTCCAGTACTGAACTGTATGGCTTTACCAGACTGATAGCGAAACTGTCGGCGTGACTGACGTATAACTTGACCGCCGTGATATGGAAGTTGATTACTACTTTGTACTCCTCCATCAAAAGGTCTGTGTTCTATATAACCCAGAGTTCTAGTATAAAGTGAAGCGTTGAGCACTGCTGTAATTGTTCCGGTAGCTGTACAAGCAAAAGTAAATGTGTTTGCAGTGGGTGTGGTGGCCACAGTCCAACTGGAGTTTAGTCTACCAGTAGCACCTGTAGTACCTATTATGAAAATACCACTGCCTACTCGTAGTCCATGTGGATTGGTGGTGGTTACTGTGCCTATAGTACCATTCAACACAATAGAATTAGTAGCAGCAGGAATAGCAGCACCTGTGAAAAAGTCTGCAATAAACAAATAAGTTTTAGTAGCATCAAACAAAGCTGCGGCCGGACTTGTGACTGCGCTATAGGTAAAGCTAGTGTTGGTTGTTACACTTTCTACTATCCAATATCCGTCAGCATTAGCAGTATCTAGCGTACCTTGTATGAATATGGGTCTGCCTACAGTAATACCAGTGGTGTTATTGATAGTCACTGTGACTGTGGTGGTACTGGCAGTCACGTTGGTCATGGTATAAGAACCTGAAGCGCCACGATATGTGGGTACGCTGGCCACGTTGCTGATACCCTGACTGGAATCATAGAATGATGATGGACGATTGTTTACAAGAGTTTGACTTTCCCATTTAGTTGGTTGAATACCATATTCAAAGTCGGTATCAATCAAGGCTTGAGGTGTACTGACTCGTAACTTGTCTACAGGATCTCTAAGAGTTTCGTTGGGTTTAACTTCGTAGTAACTTTCTTCAACCATGACAGAAATTTTATCAGTACTGTTCATAGCCGTGGTGTTATACGCCAACACAATGGTGGTAGTTTCTAAACCAGTGGTTGAATCCACCGCGTTAACATAACTACTAGCACCTAGACTTGGGTCCGAAAAATTATAGATCACTGTATCGGTAGTGGTATTAGTGATCAACAATAGTTGTTCTCTACGAATATTTTTACCGATAACTTGTACTGTACGAGTTCCTGGGGTAAAAGTATATCTTTCAATTATAACGTTCTTTGCCATTTTTATTCATCTCCTAGTGCGATTGTTTCTGGGGCAAACGGGTACCTGCGTGTTTGAATTGTTGACGAATTATCAGTAATAATTATAGATGATTGATCGCCAATTGCTGGCGAATTATAAATGATAACATTACTACTAACTGAATCACTTTTAATTCTAAATCCTCTCCAACTATCATAGTCTACAAACCAAGGCCAAGTTAATTGTGTTACATATGGTGCCAAAGTTTGCCCACCTACTGTGACACTTACATCTTTACTATTTACAATATTTGTTACATTAGATTGATTATTTTTCAACGAAAACACTGAAGTTACATTGTCAAATTGATTTGATATATCATTAAGAACTACATTCAGATTAGGCGTAATCAAATTACCATAAATTTCTACATTACCGCCATATTGTGTCATTCTAATAGTGCTATTGGCAAATACTTCAATGATAGGTATACCAGATACATCATTGACTGAAAATATAGTACCAGTTAAACTATTTGTTATTGACAATAACTGACCTGCTGTTCCACTAAAACTTAACGTTCCATTACTATCTGGAAGAGTTGTAAGTGTAATATTTTGAGCAGCAAGTGTAGAATTAGCCCCACTAAACACAATAGTTGGATCAGTAGTTTGTCCTATGTTTGGAGTAATTACTATATTTTTGTCTGAATTTGCCATTCTTTATCCTAATGCATTATTTATCATATGTATTTATCATATGTATTTATCATATTCCATAACGTGATCTTAAGGCTGTAAAGTTTGTTTGTATCTCTGTAAAACTCAATCCTCTATTATATATTAGCGCAGTTGCAATATCTCCCTGAAGATATTCTGTTGAATATGTTTTTGCAACTTGAATTGTAGTTGAGGTTACATTATGTGAAGTTGGAGTATCACTACCAACATTAGTAGTATTTGCCCATACTCTTCTATTGGTCCCATCAAATTGTGCTGTTGCCATAAACCAAGTTCCCACAGACAATCCTGCATTATTATTTGTAATTGCAAGATCATTATTCCACCAATAATGTGACAAATATCCAAGAGTACTGGTATAAGTTCTTAATGCATTTGATTGATTATTTGTATCAAATCCACCAATGGACATAATACCTTTACCATCTGTCCAAGATCCAGTAACTCTTACCCAACAAATCATAGTATAAGGAGAATTTCCTGTGGGTATTGATGCACTCCCATCACCAGTAAAGTATCCAGTTAAACCTGTTGAAAAATATCCAGAACTGTTCCAAGTTGGTGAATTAGTTAAAGTTAAATTATTTCCATTACCACTCAGATCAGTCCAAGTTGTACCTGTACCTGGATAACTTCTAATGTTTGCAGCATCCACACACAAACTTAGTCCATTGGTTATTATGTAGGGTCCATCATACGCACTCATATTCCAAATCTCCCTCTTAATGCATTAAAATTCTGAGAAATTTCTGGAGCTGATAATGTTCGGTTATACATTTTCATATTGGCTACTGAATTCTTAGAGTATAACAAATAAAAACTAGCTCCGGGAGCAACGTTTTGAGTTTTTCCCAACCAAAGTTGATTACTAGTGAATACTCCTGAGACACTGGTTACTGTTGTTGATCCTGATCCAAGTGGAGATCCGTTGATATAGGGCGTAAATACATTACCTGATCTAGTTACTACTATTTGATACCAAGATCCTTGATTTATTTGAGCCCCAGTATCACCTAGAGTCCATGATGCACAAGTAGGACCAGCTGATCCATTCCATATTACATATGACATTACAGTAGCAGTATACATAAATCCAGCGTGATATCCAGAATAAAGTGCTAACGTACTAGAACCTTCAGTTACATCACCGTATCCTCCAGGATTTCTATCATCTATTCTGAACCAAACTTCCCAAGTATGATCATTATACAAAAAGTTAGTAACAGATAATGGACCTGATGTACTAACAAAAGACCCTCCTCCATCTTTTGGTATAGCGGCAGTACGAGTAAACTGCATATAACTATTTGTAGTATTAATATAATAAGCATTATTACCATAACTATCCGACATGTTATATCCGCCAATCGTATCTATTATATTGGTTGATCTAACAGTAGTAGTGGCTGTTGTTGCAGTATATTCATTCATTGACGAATTAAGTTCTAGTTGTGATCCATATAGATAAACTGATCCAGTTGAATTTAAGTATATCTGCCATCTTAATACACTATTTGCTGCAATTGTTCCTGTTACGGTAGTATAGATTCTATACCATCCATCTGCATAAGATACTGAATAACCAGTGGCAGTCCCGTTTGAAATCACTCCTGTACTGGGAGTAAAATTAAAACTAAAAGGTTGAGTTGAGCTCCCAAGAAAAAACGCAGCTAAAGTAATGGTTGTTGGTGGAGTGCTGGTTGCTTTGACAAAAACAGACAAGGTAACAGTTCCAGTTCCCGACAAACTGACATCTTGATATATACTATCTCCAGAAACATATGAACTTGTAGCTAATGTATCGGCGTTTAATTGAAAATCAAGTGGATTTGATGTGGTATTTTGAGTTACTGTTACATTAGGTCCAATTGTAGCCCATGGACTATTAACGAATTGATCTGAATATTTTAATAAGTTCTGAGCAGGATTGAAACTTTTTATATTAGCAAAATCGTAGTTGGCTAATAAACTGTTTGTTATTACTGATGGAGAATGATTTAATCCCATTATATTCCATACCTTCCACGAAGAGCATTAAAGTTTTGTGAAACTTCAGTAGCAGTTAATGCCGTGTTATAAAATTTTGTAGTGGCTATTTTAGAATCTGAATATACTCCGCCACGTTGTCCTATAGTCACTACTTGTGTAGTATTGGTCACGTTAACTGTTGATTCTATAGAACCAATTAATACTCCATTTCTATAAAAACTCAACGTAGTTCCATTGTATGTTGTGCAGTAACATTGCCAGTTATTGAAAAAAACAGCATCAGTAAGTGTTGTGCCAACGCTGTTTTGTGTACCAGTTCCAAATCTTTCAGTTGCAACTAAATTAGATCCGGCTGCAACTCCGACTTTGGTATAATATAAATTATATCCGTCGCGACCAGTACCAGTATTAGATTCTCTGTTGATGAAACCAGGATAATTGGAGCTGGTATCTGTTCTTGGATACACCCAAACTTCAAAGCTATATGCGGATCTATTTAAAAATTGTAATAAACTAGAATTTGGTAAGTTTACACTGGCATTAGTTCCGTTAAATGACAAGTTTCCTTGATTTGAACCATCATATAATGGATTGTTAGAAAAAGTTCCAGTCAAACCATTGGAAGTTAAATCTCTCCAAAGATTGACATTGGCAGTTGCAACAGATCCAGTGGTTGTTGTCAATTGAGTGGCAGAAAAACCTGGCTCAATTTGTAGTCCCCAAAAATCTAATACATAATCTCTTGCACCGTCACTTAATAAATCTACAAAAGATTTTGCAACAGCGGTAGATACAGCCGAAGATTGTACTCTAACCCATTCTCCTGTTATAAGACTGGAAGTATAATCTGCATTTGGAGTTCCATCTGCTAGATCAAAGTTAGTTACACCAATTGATCCTGATACTTTTCTAACATAAAAACTCACAGTCCAGTTACTGGTCCCATTGGGTGTAAATGACGGTAATAAAACTCTTAATAGACTGTTGCCACCAGATGTACACGTTATTCTAACTGCGGTTGCAGTACCATCTGGCGCCACAATTCCTGTTGTCAATGTTGCATTAGTTGGAAAGTAGTTTGTCCAAGTAATAGCATTATAGTTACTATAGGATACATAGTTAATTCCACCGTAACTTTTTATATTAGCCGCATCTAAATAAAGAACTAAACCATTAGTTACTATTTTAGGATTATAAGCTACTGCCATTACTTTATCTCCACTTCTAATTTCTCAACGTCAATTCTCTCTGCCAATATATTAAAATAACAATTAATTGAACTATTCAACAAATTATCGCTAGAAATGTATACTTTATTGTCTTCTATCTTTTCAACATATAACGTTTGATAGTGTCCAATTGGTGTTAATTGTACAGTGATTGACTCAGGATTGATCAACTTTGTCCAATATTCTGGAAGTTCAATAATGTTGGTCTGAGTTTTACCTCTTACATAAACACCGTTCTCTGGACCTTCTAAAGATCCATAACGAAGTTTCATTCCAGATTTAGTTGGGTGATCAATTACGAATGATTTTGTTGTTGCGGCAAATGAACCAACAACTTGTAACTTAAATGTCGGCGTTGCAGTTCCAATTCCAACATTACCAGCAGAAGTAATTCGCATTGCTTCTACTGGAGTATTAGTTGCGGACGTTGCAAAAACTATTCTGCCGGGGACAACACCAGCAGATACCGCTCCATCTGCCGCCACTGATACAGCTGCGGCATTAATATAGTTAGTGCCGTCAAAACCCCACCAATCATTTCTTCCCAAGCCACGATTAAGTGCAATCGCTGTAGGAGCAGCTGCTGTTCCTGCAGAAGTAAATTGAGCAAAAATGGGATTGCCAATGGCAGCGGAACGTCGAAGACTTAATAGCGGTGTTGTATCAGCAACATCTGAGCTAATCATTTGCCCATTAATTGTTACTCCAGCGGGCAGCGTAGATGTTCCAATGTTTAGTGGCAATGTGGGGGAGGTCGTGCCAATCCCCACATTGCCCGTGTCATCAACGATAACCGCAGAGTTTTGAATAATCTTGCCTGTTGTTAAGTCAAAACGTGCTACAGCATTATCTGTAGCCGATGCTGGTCCAACCACATTACCAGCAAGCAACGAGTTGTTTACATATAATCCACTATTATCAACACGAATACGTTCACATGTACCAGCACCTAATAATAATGTACATACACAAGCTGCAGCTGCTGGTAATGAACCGATTACAGTATTATTTACACCAGTAGTTAATGCACATCCACTACATAATCCAATACCGATATTACTTGATCCAGTGGTATTAAGAACTAGAGATAAACATCCAATAGCGATATTGTTTGATCCAGTAGTATTAAGAGCAAGTGTACCATATCCAATCGCTACATTGTTACTTCCACTAGTATTAGTACAAAGTGCACCCAAACCAATAGCTGTGTTATGAATTCCAGTAGTATTTCTTACCAGTGCCAAACATCCAATGGCAACGTTATTACTTCCGCTAGTATTAACACAAAGAGCACCAAATCCAATAGCAGTATTACTATTTCCAATAGTATTACTAAATAATGTTCTAATTCCAATAGCAGTATTGTTACTTCCAGTAGTATTAGAACAAAGAGAATTAAATCCAATAGCGGTATTGTTATTTCCAGTGTTATTAGAGGCAAGTGTATTAAGACCAATAGCAGTATTATTACATCCACTAGTTACTGCAAATAAGGCACAACAACCAATTGCAATGTTACTTACTGAACTAGTGTTAGCACTTGTACCACCACCACCAACGTATAATGAACATTGAGCCGTTAATGACAAACCACCAACTAATGCATTGTTAATATATAATCCACTATTGTCAACACGAATACGTTCGCAAGTACCAGCGCCAATTAATACTGTGCATACACATCCAGCTGCAGCGGTTAATGATCCAATAACGGTATTGTTTGCACCAACAGATATTAGACATCCACTACATGGTCCAAAACCAATGTTATTTGATCCAGTTGTAATGCAGTAAAGTGCAGCATTTCCAATAGCAACGTTATTAGTTCCAATTGTATTAGTAAAAAGTGAAGTAAGACCAATACCAATATTATTTGATCCAGTAGTAGTACAGTAAAGACTAGTACATCCAATAGCAATATTGTTTGTTCCACTTGAATTATTCAGAAGTGACTGATATCCAACTGCAAAGTTATTGCTACCAGTACTATTACAGTAAAGCGCCTGAGTTCCAATAGCAACGTTGTTAATTCCAATTGTATTAGTGGCAAGTGTATTACATCCGATAGAAGTATTATTTGATCCGGTTGTATTGCAAACAAGAGATTTATATCCTTGAGCAAAGTTATTATTTCCTGAACTATTACGTCCCAATGCACAAAGTCCAACAGCAAAATTATTGATACCTGTTGTATTACCGTTAAGAGCATAATATGCAGCTGCAAAGTTGTTACATCCAGTAGTATTACATACTAAAGAGGCACATCCGAAAGCAACGTTATTAAATCCTGTTTGAGTTGTATTACCACTACAATAGCCTACTGATATATTAACAGTACTACTAGTAGTTGAGGCATATACAGTACCTAGAGCAGTTGGTGTAGCTGGTGTACCACCTGCACCAGCAGGTCCAGTAGCGCCTGTTGAACCAATAAATCCAGTGGCTCCTGTTGATCCGCTTCCAGTAGCACCAGTGGCTCCTGTTGATCCAGTGAATCCAGTAGCACCCGTACTTCCAGTAGCACCAGTAAATCCAGTGGCACCAGTAGCACCAGTGGCTCCACTTCCAGTAGCGCCAGTGGCTCCTGTTGATCCAGTGAATCCAGTAGCACCCGTACTTCCTGTTGCTCCTCTAAATCCAGTAGCACCTGTGGCTCCAGTGGCACCGGTAGCACCAGTAAATCCAGTGGCACCTGTAGAACCAGTGGCACCAGATTGCCCTCCGCCACTAGTTACTGCTGCCCAGCCTGTCTGAGTTGATGTAAATGTAATAGTTAATTGATTTGAATTTACAAAATTTATCGTTGGATAATTATATCTTCCGTTCCAACTATTTCCTGTTGAATCTACGACTTCAACGTTAACATATTGAACTCCAAGATTATGATTTACTGTCCAAACAGTTGCGGTGACTGATTGAGTATGTACAAATGATCCACCGATGGCAGTCAGACCTGTAGCGCCGGTGGCACCTGTAAATCCAGTTGCGCCAGTTGCACCTGTAAATCCAGTAGCACCTGTTGATCCAGTAAATCCAGTAGCACCTGTTGATCCAGTTGCACCAGCGCCAGTGGCTCCAGTAGCACCTGTAAATCCAGTAGCACCGGTTGATCCGGTAGCACCTCTAAATCCAGTTGCGCCAGTAGCACCAATAAATCCAGTAGCACCAGTTGCACCACTTCCTGTGGCTCCAGTAGCACCTGTAAATCCAGTAGCACCTGTACTACCAGTTGATCCTGTAAATCCAGTAGCACCGGTTGATCCGGTAGCACCAGTGGCACCACTTCCTGTGGCTCCAGTAGCACCTGTAAATCCAGTAGCGCCTGTACTACCAGTGGCTCCTCTAAATCCAGTAGCGCCAGTAGCACCAATAAATCCAGTAGCACCAGTGGCGCCGCTTCCTGTGGCACCAGTAGCACCTGTAAATCCAGTAGCACCTGTACTACCAGTTGATCCTGTAAATCCAGTGGCACCTGTACTTCCGGTAGCACCTGTGGCTCCGCTTCCGGTAGCACCTGTAAATCCAGTAGCACCGGTTGATCCGGTAGCACCTCTAAATCCAGTTGCGCCAGTAGTACCAATAAATCCAGTAGCACCAGTTGCACCACTTCCTGTGGCTCCAGTAGCACCTGTAAATCCAGTAGCACCTGTTGACCCAAGTCCACTAGCACCAGTGGCTCCTATGGTTCCAGTAGCTCCTGTGGCGCCTGTAGCACCGCTTCCAGTAGCACCTGTGGCACCTGTACTTCCAGTAAATCCGGTGGCGCCAGTTGAACCTGTAGCGCCTGTGGCCCCAGTAAATCCAGTAGCACCAGTGGCTCCGCTTCCAGTAGCACCAGTGGCTCCAGTACTTCCAGTAAATCCAGTAGCACCTGTACTTCCTGTTGCTCCTCTAAATCCAGTAGCGCCTGTGGCGCCAGTGGCTCCACTACCAGTAGCACCAGTTGCACCAGTACTTCCAGTAAATCCAGTGGCGCCTGTACTTCCAGTGGCTCCGGTACTTCCAGTAAATCCAGTAGCACCAGTAGATCCGCTTCCGGTAGCACCAGTAGCGCCTGTAGCACCTGTAGCACCAGTAAATCCAGTTGCACCTGTACTTCCAGTGAATCCGGTTGCACCAGTAGAACCATTTCCACTAACAATCAATGAATTATTAACATATAAACCAGTATTATCAACACGTAAACGTTCACATGTACCAGCACCAATCAATAATGTACACACACATCCAGCAGCAGCTGGTAATGAACCAATAATTGTGTTATTAGTGCCAGTAGTAATTAGACATCCACTACATAATCCAAGAGCAATGTTACTACTTCCAGTAGTATTATTGACTAATGATTTATAACCGTGAGCGATATTATTACATCCAATTGTATTTGATAATAGTGCACTACATCCAATCGCAGTATTATTACTTCCGCCAAGATTGTTTTTAAGTGCACACCATCCAATAGCAGTATTGTTACATCCAGTAATATTACAGTGAAGTGTACACTGTCCAAATGAGGTATTATTATTACCGTAAGTATTGAATAGCAATGAAAAATATCCAATACCAATATTACCAGTTCCGGTAGTATTACGATTAAGTACTGCAAGTCCTATAGCGGTATTCTGACATCCAGTAGTATTATTCTCTAGAGATTGCAATCCAATAGCTACGTTATTACATCCAGTGGTATTTTTTGATAATGTCAAATATCCAATAGCAGTATTGTAACTTCCAATGGTATTATTTCCAAGAGCGCAGAATCCAATAGCAGTATTGTAAAATCCAGTAGTATTAAGAGCGAGTGCACAATATCCAATAGCCGTATTATTAGATCCAGTAGTATTATTTTGTAATGCAGAAATTCCAACAGCATAATTGTTACATCCACTAGTTACTGCAAATAGTGCACAACATCCAATAGCAATATTACTTAATGAACTAGTGTTGGAACTTGTACCACCACCACCAATATATAGTGAACATTGAGCGTTTAATGATGCCCCAATTCCGGTAGCTCCAGTGGCTCCAGTGGCACCTGTGAATCCAGTAGCGCCAGTAGCACCTGTGGCTCCACTTCCAGTAGCACCAGTGGCTCCAGTTGAACCAGTAAACCCAGTAGCACCCGTAGAACCAGTAGCGCCAGTTGCTCCACTTCCTGTAGCACCGGTGGCTCCTGTACTACCAGTAAATCCAGTAGCACCTGTTGAACCTGTAGCACCAGTGAACCCAGTAGAACCAGTAGCACCAGTGGCTCCGCTTCCAGTAGCACCAGTTGCACCAGTAGCACCAGTTGCTCCACTTCCAGTAGCGCCAGTGGCACCTGTACTTCCTGTAAATCCAGTGGCACCTGTACTTCCAGTGGCTCCACGAAATCCAGTTGCGCCAGTGGCACCAGTTGATCCACTTCCAGTGGCTCCAGTGGCTCCTATAAATCCAGTAGCACCGGTACTTCCAGTAGCACCAGTGAATCCGGTAGCACCTGTTGATCCTGTACTTCCTGTAAATCCAGTAGCACCTGTAAATCCAGTTGATCCTGTAAATCCTGTTGCGCCAGTTGCACCAGTAGCACCGCTTCCAGTAGCACCAGTAGCACCTGTACTTCCTGTAAATCCAGTAGCACCTGTACTTCCAGTTGATCCAGTAAATCCAGTGGCACCAGTTGATCCGGTAGCACCAGTACTTCCTGTAAATCCAGTAGAACCAGTACTTCCAGTTGATCCAGTGAATCCAGTGGCTCCTGTTGCTCCGCTTCCAGTTGCACCAGTGGCTCCTATAAATCCAGTAGCACCGGTACTTCCAGTAGCACCAGTGAATCCGGTAGCACCTGTACTTCCCGTTGATCCGATATTTCCAGTAGCGCCGGTACTTCCTGTGGCACCAGTGAACCCAGTAGCACCTGTACTTCCTGTTGCACCAGTGGCTCCGCTTCCAGTAGCACCAGTGGCGCCGGTACTTCCTGTAAATCCAGTAGCACCTGTTGATCCGGTAGCACCAGTGGCTCCGCTTCCAGTAGCACCAGTGGCACCAGTTGCTCCACTTCCAGTGGCTCCAGTGGCTCCTGTTGATCCAGTAAATCCAGTTGCTCCTGTAGATCCAGTGGCTCCGCTTCCAGTAGCACCAGTGGCTCCTATAAATCCAGTAGCACCAGTAAATCCAGTAGCACCAGTTGATCCAGTAGCACCCGTAAATCCAGTTGCGCCTGTAGATCCAGTGGCTCCAGCACCAGTAGCGCCGGTGGCTCCACTTCCAGTAGCACCAGTAGCGCCAGTGGCTCCGGCTCCTGTTGCACCAGTGGCTCCAATAAATCCAGTAGCACCAGTACTTCCAGTGGCTCCAGTAAATCCAGTAGCACCAGTACTTCCTGTTGCACCAGTACTTCCTGTAAATCCTGTAGATCCGGTGGCTCCTGTTGCCCCACTTCCTGTAGCGCCTGTAGCACCTGTTGATCCAGTAAATCCAGTAGCACCCGTACTTCCAGTAGCACCTGTAAATCCAGTTGCACCAGTTGATCCGGTGGCTCCAGTGGCTCCACTTCCAGTAGCACCAGTAAATCCAGTGGCACCTGTACTTCCAGTAGATCCAGTGAATCCAGTTGCACCTGTACTTCCGGTAGCTCCAGTAAATCCAGTGGCACCTGTACTTCCTGTAAATCCAGTAGCACCTGTAGAACCTGTAGAACCTGTAAATCCTGTACTTCCTGTAAATCCAGTAGCACCTGTACTTCCTGTAAATCCAGTAGCACCTGTACTACCTGTAAATCCAGTAGCACCTGTTGAACCAGTAGCGCCAGTAAATCCAGTAGCTCCAGTTGACCCAGTGAATCCAGTAGATCCAGTGAATCCAGTTGCACCTGTACTTCCGGTAGCACCGGTAAATCCAGTAGCACCAGTACTACCTATAAATCCAGTTGCACCTGTACTTCCTGTGGCTCCTGTAAATCCAGTAGCACCAGTACTTCCGATGGCACCAGTAGCACCAGTAAATCCAGTAGCACCAGTTGATCCGGTAGCGCCGGTAAATCCAGTAGCACCGGTGAATCCTGTAGAGCCTGTGGCACCTGTACTTCCTGTAAATCCAGTTGCACCAGTTGACCCAGTAAATCCAGTAGCGCCAGTAGCACCAGTTGACCCAGTAAATCCAGTGGCACCTGTACTTCCAGTAGCACCAGTAAATCCTGTGGATCCAGTAGCGCCAGTAGCACCAGTTGACCCAGTAAATCCAGTGGCACCTGTACTTCCAGTTGCGCCGTCAAATCCAGTAGCACCTGTACTACCAGTTGCGCCGTCAAATCCAGTAGCACCTGTACTACCAGTTGCGCCGTCAAATCCAGTAGCACCTGTACTACCAGTAGCACCAGTGAATCCAGTGGCCCCTGTACTTCCGGTGGCACCTGTACTTCCTGTAAATCCAGTAGCACCTGTAAATCCTGTTGATCCTGTAGAACCAGTAGAACCCGTAAATCCTGTAGAACCAGTAGATCCAGTTGAACCTGTAAATCCAGTAGCACCAGTAGAGCCTGTGGCTCCATCAAATCCAGTAGCACCAGTACTTCCTGTAAATCCAGTGGAGCCCGTTGAACCAGTGGCACCAGTGAATCCAGTAGCACCCGTTGATCCAGTTGATCCTATATTTCCTGTAGCGCCAGTTGCTCCTGTGGCTCCGTCAAATCCAGTAGCACCTGTACTTCCTGTAAATCCAGTTGCACCTGTTGATCCTGTAGCGCCAGTAAATCCAGTAGCGCCGGTGGAACCTGTGGCTCCAGTTGATCCAGTAAATCCAGTAGCACCCGTACTTCCAGTAGCACCATCAAAACCAGTAGCACCAGTGGCTCCACTTCCTGTAGCACCAGTTGCCCCAGTAGCACCTGTGAATCCAGTAGCACCAGTAGAACCTATATCGCCTTGAACTCCAGTAGCACCAGTAGCACCAGTGGCTCCGCTCCCTGTAGCACCAGTGGCTCCAGTTGATCCAGTAAATCCAGTAGCACCTGTTGATCCAGTTGATCCAGTAAATCCAGTAGCACCTGTTGATCCAGTTGCACCTGTTGATCCAGTATTTCCAATTCCCCCTGATATACCAGTAGCACCTGTGGCTCCAGTAAATCCAGTAGATCCTGTAGTTCCTACAAAACCTTGTATTCCAGTAGCGCCAGTACTTCCGGTAGCACCTGTGAATCCGGTAGCACCAGTGGCACCAATACTTCCAACTCCTCCAGATATACCAGTTGCCCCTGTAAGTCCAGTAGCACCAGTACTTCCGGTAGCACCTGTGAATCCAGTAGATCCAGTACTACCTATATCACCTTGAACTCCAGTGGCACCAGTGGCACCAGTGGCTCCATCAAATCCAGTAGCACCGGTTGATCCAGTGAATCCAGTTGAACCGGTTGATCCAGTTGATCCAATATTTCCAGTAGATCCAGTTGAACCAGTAGCACCTGTAAATCCAGTTGATCCACTTCCTGTTGCACCTGTTGCGCCTGTAGAACCTTGAAATCCAGTAGCGCCTGTTGCGCCTGTAGAACCGTCAAATCCAGTAGCACCTGTTGATCCAGTAGCACCGGTAAATCCAGTAGCACCTGTACTTCCAGTGGCACCGTCAAACCCAGTAGCACCCGTACTTCCAGTAGCACCAGTAAATCCTGTTGATCCAGTACTTCCAGTAGCACCAGTAAATCCAGTAGAACCTGTACTTCCAGTTGATCCTGTGAATCCAGTAGATCCAGTACTACCTATATCACCTTGAACTCCAGTAGCACCAGTACTACCTGTGGCACCAGTAAATCCAGTAGCACCTGTTGATCCAATATCACCTTGAATACCTGTAGCACCAGTGGCGCCTGTACTTCCTGTAAATCCAGTGGCTCCAGTACTACCAGTAGCACCAGTAAATCCAGTAGCACCTGTACTTCCGGTAGCACCGGTTGAACCAGTAAATCCAGTAGCACCTGTACTTCCTGTAGCGCCTGTAAATCCAGTAGCACCTGTTGAACCTGTGGAACCAATATCTCCTTGAATACCTGTTGCACCAGTTGAGCCTGTGGCACCAGTAAATCCAGTAGCACCTGTACTTCCTGTAGCTCCTGTAAATCCAGTAGCGCCAGTTGTTCCTACAAAACCTTGAATACCTGTGGCACCAGTTGAGCCTGTAGAACCAATATCACCTTGAATACCTGTAGCGCCAGTTGATCCAATATCACCTTGAATACCTGTAGCGCCAGTTGATCCAATATTTCCTTGTATACCTGTAGCACCAGTTGATCCAATCTCACCTTGAATACCAGTTGATCCTGTAAATCCAGTGGCACCTGTACTTCCAGTGGCTCCAGTAAATCCAGTTGAGCCTGTAAATCCAGTAGAACCCGTTGCACCAGTAGAACCATTTAGTCCTGATGCACCAGTGGCACCAATATCTCCTTGAAGTCCACTAGCACCAGTAGCACCAATATCTCCTTGAAGTCCTGTGGCACCCGTAAATCCAGTAGCGCCAGTTGAACCTGCCTCACCTTGAGGTCCAGTTGATCCAGTAAATCCAGTAGCACCTTGAAGTCCAGTAGCACCAGTTGATCCATCAACTCCAGTGGCACCAGTAGCACCAGTAAATCCAGTGGCACCTGTAGCACCATTGTTGATCCATAATGCATTGTTAATATACAATCCAGTATTATCAACACGAATACGTTCACAAGTACCAGCACCAATCAATACAGTACATACACATCCAGCAGCCGCCGGTAATGAACCAATAACTGTATTGTTTATTCCATTAGTAATTGCCTTACCCGCATCTGAACCAATTGCAATATTTCCACCAGTAGTAGAAGAAGAATTGTAAAGAGCACAACATCCAATAGCTACACTATTACTTCCAGTTATATTGTTGAATAATGATCTATATCCAGCAGCAAAATTGTCATTACCAAATTCATTATTATTAAGTGCAAGACATCCAATGGCAACGTTATTGAATCCATTACTATTTGTTGCCAGTGTTTTGTATCCAATTGCCGTGTTATTATCACCAGCAGCACTTAAACACAATGCACCTAATCCAGCAGCAAAGTTGTTTGAACCAATTGTATTTTTAAATAATGCAGCACAACCAATACCAACGTTGTTTGACCCAGTGATATTGTCTCTTAAAGCACAATGACCTTGAGCGATATTACTATTACCTACAGTGTTTGATCCAAGTGCGTAATAACCCTGTGCTATATTATAACGACCACAAACATTAGTTTCTAATGATCTAGCACCCAATGCAATATTATAATCTCCTGCATTGTTATTTCTTAATGATCCATAACCACCAATTGCAACGTTGAATTTACCAGTAGAATTACATTCTAAAGAAAGAAAACCAATACCAACGTTTCCACTGCCAGTAGTATTACATCTTAATGAACTACCGCCTATTGCAATATTTGTACTAGCAAGATTACATTTAAGTGCTTCATATCCTAAAGCAATATTATCATCACCAATAGTATTAGAAAATAATGATGAATATCCAATTGCAATATTATCAGACCCAGTTACATTGTTACATAACGATCCATACCCAATAGCTGTGTTATTACATCCAATGACGTTAAGTGTGGCGGCGCCTAACCCAACCGCAAAGTTGTTACATCCAGTAGTAACTGATTCTAATGCATTTGCGCCAAGAGAATAGTTATTACAATTCCCACCATTAATGTTTGGTAATACAATATTACCACAAATCTTAATTGCCATCTTCGTTTCCTTTTGGGTACTAGGCTATCATGTTTTAAATATGATTTATCTCTGTATTTATCAGTATGTTATAATTAAATTATTGACATTTTTAATAAAAATAGCGTCTAGAGACGCTATAATTATGTATTATCAAATATATATTATAACCCAACTACGTTCAAATTTGAACGTTATTTTATCTTTCTTATTTCATCAATTTGTTTTTGTTGTTCCTTAACTGCTTCAATTAAGATAGCAATTAATGGCAAATACGAAACTGATAATCCATTTTCATTTTTTGATACCAATTCTGGTAAAATTTTAGCAACTTCTTGAGCAATTACTCCATAAGATTTCTTACCCCATTCTTTCCAATTAAAAGAAACTCCAGTAATTTGATTCAAAATAGTTAACGGACTAACAATATTTTTAATATTTTCTTTCAATGTTCCATCGCTAGTAGAGTTGACTTCTACAGCGTTTAGTTGACCAGTACTAGGATTAAATGTTAATTTACTACTACTTACATATATCGTAGCTAAGCTACCAGTAAAAATATTTGAAAGAGCAGGATAAAATGTATTATTATCAACAGTATCAGTAATTATTGATACCCCAGTACCAGTCGCTCCAGTTAATCCAGTAGCACCAGTTGACCCAATACTACCAACACCACCAGATAATCCAGTGGCACCTGTAGCGCCAGTAAATCCAGTTGATCCATCAAATCCAGTAGAACCGTCAAATCCAGTAGCACCCGTACTTCCTATAAATCCAGTAGCCCCCTGTAATCCAGTAGCTCCCTGTAATCCAGTAACACCAGTAGCACCTGTTGATCCAGTAAATCCAGTTGATCCATCAAAACCAGTAGCGCCGTCAAATCCAGTTGATCCAGTAAATCCGGTAGCTCCATCAAAACCAGTAGCACCAGTAGATCCAATATCACCTTGAACTCCAGTGGCACCGGTAGATCCGTCTAATCCAGTAGATCCTGTGGCTCCAGTAAATCCAGTAGCACCTATGTCGCCCTGAACTCCAGTAGCACCAGTGGCTCCATCTAATCCAGTAGCACCAATATCACCCTGTAATCCAGTAGCACCAGTAGATCCGTCTAATCCGGTAGCACCTGTGGCTCCATCTAATCCAGTAGCGCCAGTGGCTCCGTCAAAACCAGTGGCACCTATATCACCCTGAACTCCAGTAGCACCAATATCACCCTGTAATCCAGTAGCACCAGTGGCTCCGTCAAATCCAGTAGCACCAATATCACCCTGTAATCCAGTAGCACCAGTGGCTCCGTCAAATCCAATTGGTCCAGTGGCCCCATCAAATCCAGTAGCACCTATGTCACCTTGAATTCCAGTAGCTCCAGTGGCTCCGTCAAATCCGGTAGCACCTATGTCTCCTTGAATTCCAGTAGCGCCAGTTGATCCATCTAATCCAGTAGCACCAGTAGCGCCATCAAATCCAGTGGCACCTATGTCGCCCTGTAATCCAGTAGCACCTGTGGCTCCGTCAAAACCAGTTGCCCCAATATCACCTTGAATTCCGGTTGCGCCAGTGGCTCCATCAAAACCAGTAGCGCCAGTGGCACCATCTAATCCAGTAGCACCAGTGGCTCCATCAAAACCAGTAGCACCTATATCACCTTGAACTCCAGTTGCGCCAGTTGATCCATCTAGTCCCGTGGCTCCAGTAGAACCAATAAATCCAGTAGCACCTATGTCACCTTGAACGCCAGTTGCTCCTGTGGCGCCTGTATATCCAGTAGCACCTGTATATCCAGTTGGACCCACAATAGTTCCAACATTGACCCAAAGTGTACCATCATAAACCCATAAATTACCAGTAGCTTGATCTATAACTCCATTTCCAAGTACTGCAGATGGAAATGCAGCATTAAGTGTTGTTTGTGGATTATTAGGAGGATCAACGTTTACATTTGGTACTGATCCTATTATGGAAACTGACGTACCTGCTACTCCAGTAGCACCAATATCACCTTGAATTCCAGTGGCACCAGTGGCACCGTAACCAGTAGCACCTGTGGCTCCAGTTGATCCATCTAGTCCTGTTGCGCCAGTGGATCCTTCAAAACCAGTAGATCCAGTGGCTCCGCTTCCTGTAGCACCGATGAATCCAGTGGCTCCGATAAATCCAGTGGCTCCATCTAATCCAGTAGCGCCAGTAAATCCAGTAGCACCTGTACTTCCAGTGGCTCCATCTAATCCAGTGGCACCCGTAGAACCAGTAAATCCAGTGGCTCCGTCAAATCCAGTAGCACCTGTACTACCAGTAGCACCTGTAAATCCAGTACTTCCTGTAAATCCGGTACTTCCGGTAAATCCAGTACTTCCGGTAAATCCAGTTGATCCAGTAGCACCTGTGGCTCCAGTAGCACCTCTGAATCCAGTTGCACCAGTTGATCCAGCAGTACCACCACCTCCAGCACCCCAATATAAATTACCTAATCCGTCAGTACTGACTACTAGTCCACTAGCACCACCAGTAATAACTACATTCCCAATATCTCCTAAATTGGCACGAGTATATACTACCAATTGATTTGCCGTAGCAATATTACTACTAGAAATATTTGATGTAACATTACTAGAATCAATATTAGTAATGTTTAATGTACTAGTCTCAACATCAAATATAAAATTACTACTACCATCTAATCCGCTTGGTATACTTAAATCAGTCCAACTAGTTCCATTTACACCACTGATAATTACGCCGTCTGTTCCAACTATATAATATTCACCACTACCATATATACTATCAATTAAATTACTAGTTGTTCCAGTACTACTAGTAGACCATGATGTTGCACCATTGTTACTAGTGATTTGAATTCCATTATCGCCAGCTGATACCAATGTAGGTATAGTTGATACAGTTGCCAACGTAATTGTATTAAGATTTTCAACAGTTCCACTAATTGATGATGTCCATGTTATACCATCAGAACTGACAATTACTGTACCATTATTTCCAGTTGCAATATAATTGTCACCATCAAATACCACGCTATTTAAATTATCAACAACTCCACCATCTTGGATAATCCAATCTATTGCGTCTTCACTTAATAATATTGTACCAGCATTACCAACTACAACATATATACCATTGTCTACATCATAAGCAATACCACGTAAATTTTCTAATACTCCAGTAGCCTGTAAAGTCCAAGTAATAGCATTTAAACTAGTTAATATTGTTCCATTTTCACCAACCGCAACATATAATCCAGTAATATCAGTATAATATACTCGTAATAAATTTTCTGTTGTTCCGCTTGTTTGTACTGTCCATGTAGTGGCAATATTACTACTTGTGATAATAGTACCATTATCTCCAACTGCAATAAATCCTAATGGTGTTGGAGTTACTGAATTTATTGGTTGATTAACTGGACTAGTTTGATTACTGTAATTTATTCCATCTGTACTGTAAAAATATCGTAATGGTGTACCAAATATTACCCATGTACCGCTATTATAAGCAATTGTATCTAGATTATTTGTGGCCGCAAATTGAACTGCGCCTGGTGGTGGAGCCGCAGTTCCACCGGATCCTAAACTATATAGTTGAGTAAAGTTTTCATTAATCTTTTCAAACGCAAGTCTTAGAGGATCGCCATTACCATCGTTTGACGAAGCTCCAATGTTAATAATTTGTTGTGCCATGCTTTATCCAGTTATAGTAATATTTATCGTATTATATTTAAATTAATCGTCAAAACTAGGGTCCCATGACTTATAACATAAATATTATAATGCTAAAACAACAATCTATCAGACCCATGTGTAAAGAATGTAATAAATTACCATCAAGACCAAATGGTCGTAGTGTAAGTGGATATCAGCGATGGCATACTTTATGCAATCATTGTGCAAAATTAAAATATACCAAAAAGAAAAAAGATTCAAAGTGCAATATATGTAACTTTGAATCAATTGATAGTTGTCAATTATGTTTGATTAATGGAGAAACTATCTGCCAAAATTGTAACGCCCTCAGATTGAAAAATATCAAAAAGAGGGCGGAATTAACAGTGGATGCCACCATTGATTGGAGTAATATCAGATTGTAATTAGTCTAAATCAACAACCCAACCACCAGTTTTAGAATCAAAATTAGCCATTAACGTATTACCAGATGCAAATGGAGATGAAACTTTCATAACCGGACGTCCATAATTATCTAATGTAATGCTACCAGCTTGAACTGTCTTCATACCTAACTGTTGACCAGTTCCACTATTGATAAAGTTAACTTCAATCTCACCATTACCATAAGTTTCATTCATTTGTTTACTTTCATATTCAGGTTTACGAATATCTTTTGTTGGATAATCAATATCATCATTACGTGACTGATGATCATCAGGATCATAATCTTGATAACCTCTACCACGACGACCTTGTTCACCCTTACGCATTGAATGATCAGTATAACTAGAATTTCTAGCTCTAGGTGTCTTTTTATCTGTTGGTGCACCTTGTTGTATTTTTCCACCACGTGCTAAGAAATCTTCTACATCACCTTCATTAAGACCAATATATGTCATAAACTTTCTACTATTAAAACGTGAATTATTACTTTCAAAAATCTTACAGTGACGCTTAGCTAAAATCTTACGATTATTTTCAGGTAATGTTTTGAGAATATCAGCTACTTGACGAAATTTGTTAAGTCTAACACCTTCTGCCAATGCACCTTTCTTCAAATGAGCAATAAAAGATTTTAATGTTCCTTCTGGATTACTAGTCTTATATTTCTTGTAGTTTTTTGCAAAATTAGGATGTTTTGGATCCCATTTATCATATCCTTCATCACTGTCACTGACAGATTTTTCACGAGTAGAAGAATTCCCTTCACCAGACTCTGACAATTTATCTTTACAATCAGCTACCATTTGTTTTAATTCGGCACGATCACAATCAGGATGCATTTTACAAATTTCTGCTACAGTTTTTCCATCTTTACACATTTTTTTAATATGTGCCATTGATGGTAATTTTCCAGTTTTAGATTTTACTGATTCAAATTGATTGCTACGTGTATTACTATCAGATTCTTCATCGTCTACACCGTTAATATTGTCCCAGTATTCTTCTGCTTCTTCTGAGCTCAGAAAAATCGCCCCGTTGCGTCGCATCGCATTTGCAACAAAATCATCTTTCTCCATAGACATTGCTTGATTTATAAGCCAACGCTTCATAGCGCCTTCATCTAAAGTTTGTGAATTATCGTCTTCCATATTTTTATATTCAAACATGACATAATCAGCAAAAATCTTTTCTACAGTTATACCATTTTCTCCACTAAAGAACATACCAGCTGGACCACCATCTGTAATTCCAAGTTTATCTTGAATATATGCGGCAGCGGCATCAAGTGCTTCTTCAGCTAAACTTTCTGGATCTTGATGAGTATCTTCTACATCTTCAGATACTTTCTCTTCAATACTTTCATTTAAATTAATTTTTTTACCTTGATCTACTGACTCAATTAAATCTAGCATTGATCTCATACGTGTTTGATTGTCTAACATGTTAGTATCCTATATTATACTGTATTTATCTTTTTTAATAATATTTAAAAATCGTCATTAGGTGGTGCATCACCATTATGTTGAGCATCAACTTGATGTTCAATATACTCAACAAAAATGTCAAGTACTGTTTCAGCATTTTCGTCACGAAAATATTCATAAGCAATTTCTTCATCTTCTTCAGATACTTCTAATGCATCTTGAATGTATCTTACTGCTGCACTAAGTGCTTCTTGTGCAAGTTGACGAGGATCAGAACCACTATCTTCAGATAATTCTTCACCAATACTTTCATTTAATTTGAGTTTTTTACCTTGATCTACTGATTCAATTAAATTTAACATTGCTCTCATACGTGTTTGATTGTCTAACATAGTAGTATCCTATAATATATAATATTTATCTTGATTGATCATATTTGTTGACATTTAATGAATGACAGTGTATAGTTAAAGATTGAAAAGTAATATTAGTAACAGCGAAAGATAAATAAACATATGAACCAATTTAACAATACAAAATATACACGATGGTACTATGGTATCATCCAAAAACGAGCCATTTTAGATAAAGATTCTCGTGGTGAAATACATCATATTATCCCACGTAGTATGGGTGGCAATGATTCACCTGAAAATCTTGTCAAATTAACTGGACATGATCACGCTTGGTGTCATTGGCTCTTGACTAAAATGACTACTGGATCAGCCAAAGTATCAATGATATATGCCTTTAATATGATGGGTGTCTCTGGAGAACATATGGAACGTCAGTCATCATATGCTATTGTCAGAGCGTATGAGAAGAACAGAATAGAGTGGAGTAAGAATCATAGTGAAACTATGAGTGAACAATTTATAAATGGTCGAGAAATTTGGAACAAAGGTCGTAAAGAAGATCGTCCTGAAGTTTTAGCCAGAGTAAAAGAAGCGGCTCAGAATAGACCAAAATTAACAGATGAAAAATTAAAAGAAAAAGTAAGAAAGTCAGTTGACACAATGAAGAAAAATGGTACGGATAAACGATCTCAAGAAACAAGAGATAAGCAACGAGATTCTATGATAGGGTTAGTTCGTGGGCCGATGAATGACGTTCATAAGAATAAGATTGCCATATCTTGTCGTAAGCCTAAATCAGAAGGACATGGTGACGCTGTTGCTGCGGCTAATCTAGGTGTTGTTAGTATTAATAGAAACGATGTCGAGAAAAAAGTCAAACAAGATACACTTCAATCTTGGATAGAACAAGGATGGCAACTTGGTGGTAGACCACGTAAGAAAAAATAGACAACAAAAAACCCGCCGAAGCGGGTTTTTGTTTTACTATATTCAAAAAGTTCTTGAATAGTGGTAAAATATCACTGAAACGATATATTAGTTACCGCGATCTCACCAACGTAGTCAGCAGCATTACCAAAGCTGGATGCTGTGTTTGTCAATTCCACGTAGCCGTATCTCGTCATAAACGAAACGACTGGTTCGAATGTTGACGGATCTAGAACAACACCACTGCTCATCAACGGAATGTATGGGCAATAGAATGCAGCTGCGTCTGTTTCTGAAGAACCCTTATAACCAACTAGAACTGGTGTTCCACTTGGAGCATATGAGTCAACGAAAACGCGCATTGCGTTGTTCAATGTACCGACTAATTTTGTATTAGTAGGTGCTTCGAATGTACCTTCTGTAGTACGGGCAAAAGCTGATGTTGTAGCAGACTGAAGAACAGTCAGCATTTCTGAAGAAACAACACACCAGTTACCAGCGCCACGACGAGTACGTTGGGCGATTAGGTTAGCAACACGGTTAATTAGAACAGCTAAAGCAGCGTGTTCGTCACCAACGTATGTAGCGGTACCAGAAACGGTAGCTTGGTTATATGTAAACTCAGTAGCAGCCAATTGACGTAATGAAAGAAGAATTTCTTGGTCGATTTCAGCAGTAATTTCTTGTGCTAAAGCGGCCATGATTTCGGCTTCAACGTCGATACCATGCATTGATTGTGCGTCTTGTGCAGCTTCGAATGTCCAACGAGCTTGTAACTTACGGCTCTTGGCTTCGACAGCTTGACGTAGAATCTGTACAGAGATTGCTTTTCCGCCGTTACCTTCAAGAGTAGCGGTTGGAGCTGCGGTATAACTGTTTGCTGTATTATCGCTAGACTTTGTACGTGAATACGCTTGAGCGATCAAGAATGGTGATAGAGCTTCGTCACCAGCCACAACCGAAGTTTGAGCTGCTGAATTGTCTGTCAAGTTTTGAGCATAGCGAACACGTAGTGTATGAATCTGTCCAACTGGACCAGTCATTGGTTGAACACCAATTAACTCGTTAGCGATAACAGTAGGCATAACACGGCGAATAACTGGAAGAATGACACGATTTAGTGTGGCAATATTACCAGCGGTTGTAGTTCCAGCATTACTTTCAGAAAGTAGTTGCTTTTTGGTGTTTTCTAAAATAACACCCATTGATGAGCGGCGGACGCCTTTGAGACCTTCAAGGAGGGCTTCTTTGGTTTCATTCCAGCGGCTCTCTAATAGTACTTTTGACATTTAATTATCTCCTGTTAATAGTATGTCGATTAAAGCCCTGCCAGACGCTTGATATCAATCACGTTATCACGTTCTTGGGTCTCAACTTCTGTTTTCTTGGCAGATTTATCACCAGTAATTGCTACACTTTCAGAGATCATTTGTTTTTTAGCAACTGGTCTTTGTTCTGTTAATGTATTCAATACTGCTGGTAGATACTTGTCGAATGCGCCTTTCAATTTTGGTGTTTGGACGCTTTCTAGTAAGTTCTTCATTACATGGGCTTTGTCTTCATTTAGTGTTCCGAGTAATTCACTCATAGTACGTTCACGAAGGTTACTTTCTTTAATAATGCGAACTTCACGGTTTTTACTTTCTACTAAACGTTGTGATTGTTTAGCAGTTTCGATAGATTCAGCTAATTGTTGATCTTTTTGATCTAAGATTGCTAGAAGTTTACGTGTCTCTGCTTTTTCGTTCAAGTGTGTTGAACTAAATTCAGCGGCAAATGCTTCAAACAAACGACGACCAAATGTGTTTTCATTTGCACTTTGGATGTCTTCTTTCAATTGACTGATTTCGCCTTTTAAATGTGTACTGATTGCTGAACTAACTTTTCTTGCACTTTCAGCTACAAATTTAGCTTTAAGTGAATCAAGTTGGTGTTTAGCTTCTGCAACTAATTTGACCTTGGCTTCTACTACAGCACGTTTGTCAGTTTCAAATTCGCCAATTTCACGGGCTAGAGCATTTACTACGAATTGTTCTAGTTTACCACGGGCTTCCATTTGAACTTTACGATCATTACGTAATTCTTTGATTTCTTCGGCTAGTTTAGTAACCATAAATTCATTGAATTTTTGTACATTTTCACGTAATTTAACTTGTGCTTTGACACGATCTTCATTCATTGCTTGTCTTTCTGTTTGAAATTCTGTAATTTCACCAGTTAGACCTTCAGTAACCATCTTATCAAGGGCTTCTACCATTACGTTCTTGTCATGCTCATATTTCTGTGCGAATTCCTCTCGGAGTTCTGAACGAACTTGTTCGCGAGCTTCGTTTAATTTTACTTCCCATGCCTCATTAATGGCTTGGGCTGTATCTTCAGTAACGATTCCGCTTTCAAGTAATGGTTTGATGGCATCAAACATTGATATCCCCTTTTATAATTTCAATTCCTTGATAAGACGAACTACTTCATCTTTCAAGAATTTTTGAACTCTAGCATCCTTGTCCAAATTTGTACCTTTTAAGTTTTCTAAAACACGATGGCCATTTTTCATGTTCATCAATGATTCATAAATTGCTTTTGGGTATGCATTTGGAGCACTGGGTTGTGCCACGATGTCCACAGTAACTATTTCAAAGTCACTGACTTTGCCTGTAGCTTCATCAACGTTACCGCTGCCTCTACTACTAACGCCGAGTTTGACTCCATTCTCCAACATGGTGGCAGCTAACTGTCCCATGGGAGTTGGAATAATTTTTAATTTACCGAAACCATTAGCGCCATCCATCCACATTTCTGTAATGATATGACTAACTCTATCTAAATTGATTTTTAAATCATCTGGGTGATCGATTTCACCCAATACTGAGTTACCGCTTCGGATTTGTTCGTTTAAGGTTACTACGGCTTGTTCAATTTCAGGAACGGGGTAAACACGCTCATTTGCGTTCTTCACCCCACCCTGGATAAAAATTCCTCTCATATAAAGAGATTTTTTATCACCTTCTTCCTTAACTGATTCGACTATGAGGTTCGCTCTGTCGAATGTTAAGTTCTCTCTAAGATACAAAGCCATTTATACCTTATCCTTTAAATTCTACGCTTGGTAGTGCGACGGCTTTCTGGAACCGCACTGCGCTCATTTGTACCACTAGCCTGTGTTTTAGTTGGCTTAGGAGCACTTTCACCTTTACCTGAACCGTTGCTAGCATCGCCACCAACTTTGTTCTTGAATGATCCAGCACCTTTAACTTCTGTTTCGCCTTTAGCGCCATAATTTGTTGGCTTCTTTGGGCTAGTAGGAACTGATTCTGAACTACCACTAAAATTAACTGGCTTTGATGCCATACCTTTTTGACCACTGTTAGCATCTACTGTACTTTTCTTTGATGAACCATCGGCGCCGTCAGTGTGTGTTACTGAAACCTTTTTTAATTCAACGGCTTCCATAACGTCACTTTCTTGGTCGTCTTTATCATCCATTTGACTACCAAATTCTTCTTCGTCACCACCGAATTCTTGTTCAAATTCAGCCATTAATTGGTCAAGTTTGTCTTCAAGATCAACAACACGATCTTCAAGTTCTTCTTCTTCGTATTCTTCACCTTCTTCATCACCGTCTAGTTCAACTTCATCGTCAAACTCATCTTCTTCACCATCAGTATCATAGTCGCCGTCCATTTCTTCATTATCCATGAATTCATCGTCGTCTTCCATCATTCCTTCCATTCCAATTTCTTCACTACCCATTTCATCAGAAACTTCGTCCATCATACCTGTTACTTCATCTTCACTAATTAATGATTCATAAATATCACGAGATTTTTCAACTACAATCTCATGAAATAATTGTTCTGCTCTTTCATTGTCTTCATTGATAATAAGATCAATAAGTTTTTCAAATTTTGCTGTAGACATTTAAAATCTCCTTATGTAAATGGCTTTGTATTAATATTTAGCGAATAGCCAAAAAAATAGCGTAATATGTACGCATTTTATGGGTTTTTTAAATATATAGTATAAATTTACAAACCGCCGCTCTCGGCTGGTGGGGCACCATATTGTTTTCTGATGTTTTTTAAATCAATCGCTCGTTCATAACTTTGAACTTCGTTCATTTTACGAATCTTGGATATCATACCAAGTGTTAATTTGGTTTTGCGTGACTCACCCCATTCTGGTTGAGATTTATCATCTTCAACATCTTGATATCCTTGAGGTGCATGTGAGTAAAATTCAAATAGCATCATGTTAATTAAAGTCCTTTATGTTATTTATCAAATTTGATAAATACTATTGTAGTTCGCGGTGATCAGACCCAACTACTCTAATGCTTATTAGGAGCAATCAGCATGATTATTTATCTAGTAGTCAAAACTCACAATAAAACCGGTTTAAAATACTTATGTCAGACAATAAGAGATCCATTTAAATATAAAGGATCAGGAACATATTGGAAACGACATCTTAGAGAACATGGCAATTCTCATTCTACTATAGTAATTAAAGAATGTTTAACAAAACAAGAACTCAAAGAATGGGGAATGTATTATAGTAAATTATGGAACATTGTTGATGATGTAGATTCATATAACAAAAAAACATGGGCCAATTTAAAACCGGAAGAAGGAGACGGTGGAGCGTCTGGAAAATATAGTTCATGTAAAAAACAAGAAGTAAAAAATAAAATTTCTAAAAGTTTAATAAATCTTGGAAATAATCATCCATCTAGAAATAGAACTTCAGAACAAACAAAAAATTTACGTGACAGAATGAGTGGGAATAATAATTTTGCAAAGAGAAAAGAAATTAGACAAAAAATATCAGAAAATAATCCAATGAAAAGAGAAGATCAAAAAGATAGACAAAGAGGAAGTAAAAATCCAGCTTATAATTCTACTCTATTTACTTTTAAACACAAAATTACAAATGAAGTCGTGACATACACATGTCATGATTTCTGTAAAATAATTTTATCAGATAACGATAGACCAAACATTTGCAAATTAATAAAAAACGAAGCAAAATCCGTAAAAGGTTGGATATTAATTTAAATTATACCGGAGGGGGAGTTGCCAATGCACCTGGACTGGCAGTTTGATCATTAGCACCAACTGGAGCAGTAACTTCTGGAGCTATACCTTCTTCTCCTTCACTATCACTTTCAATATTGTCGGCAGTTTCCAAATCACTATCAATATCACCAGTACTAATACCAACACTACGTAAATCAGAACCTTTAGCTTCTTGATCTTCTGGCTCAGATTTCTCTTCTTTCCATAATTTCTGATTTTCTTTGATTTCTTCTTGACTTAATCCCAAGAATCTTTCCATGGCAAATCTAATACTCATATATGGTAAAGCTGCCATAGTAGTAAATGTCTGAACTCTAGATGTATCCAATTCTGATTGACGATAACTAGCAAAGTTTTGTGGTGGAGTAAAGTGAATGTCAAACAATCCACTATCAATATTAAATCCTCTCCAACGCATAAACAATTTAAACTCTTCATTGAGTTTTTTGCTCATATAACCTTGTAATCGCTCACAATACTTATTGAATCTAAACTCTTGAATCATAGCGGTACCAACACGACCATCACTTAATGGTGTTGGATTATCTTCTGGACCAGTTGGCAAGTAGCTACTTGGAACACGTAAACCACGTGCCAATCTATTATTGAAGTAACGTAAGTCATCAATCTCACCCAAGTTTTGTCCACCGGGCATAAGTTCTACACTAGATCCACGACCATCGGCTGTTACTGGGAAGAAATAATCTTCATTTGTTGACAATGGATTGTAAGTAGCATCAACAATACTTTGACCACCTTGAATACTTGGAATTCTACGTTGATGAATTTCATCTTTAATACGATTGACAAATGCCATAGCCATATTACTTGGCATATTACCAACGTCAATCTTAAAAATTCTACGTTCTGGTGCTCGTTGAACACGATAGATCAGAACCGCATCTTCTAACAATTCTTTTTGTTTATAAACTTTGAAAATATTTTCTAATACACTTTGACCAAATGGCCAATAGCGATCTAGACCTTCTGTCAATGATAAGTGTACAACATGTTTGGCATCAATTGCCATTTCATTAACACCTAAACTAAAACGTGTACCTGTTGTACCATATGGTTCATTTGGTACAGTATATGAATATGGTGCACTATATCCAGCAGTTGGTGGTTGTGCTTGAAAATCTGTACTGGTCTTTTCTGCTACCGTTAGATTTTGTAAGTTTGGATTGATATCTTTAACTACATATTGTTCTGGTAATTTACCTGCACTTTCGTTTACAATAACTTTAACTACTTTAGTTGGATCAACCCAAAACAATTTGAATGTTTCTGGATCACGTAGAAATACTTGATCACCATATTTTACAGTGTTTCTAAATATTTTGAATGCTCTGACATCCATTTCATTTAATTTACACCATTGTTGTAATTGTTTACCAATCAACTCTACTTCAGTTTGTGTTGGTTCACCATTAAAGTGTATATCAAATGGAGTTTTGTTATGTTCATTTAACTGTGTAGAAAATTCACTTAAAATATCTAAACATCCATTGATTTCTGGATCACAATCCATCATTTCATATTGATTATATCGTTCAATACGATTTGGATGACCAGTATATACTTCTGGTAAACGACTTTGATAGTTTCTAAAGGCAAAATTATTATCCCAACCACCTGTTGGTGATTGATTCATACCAGCTCCGCCATTCCAAGAACCTTCGTTACTGTTGGCTCCTGAAATTGGACTTAGTGATCCGTGTTTATTAGTAAATTTTTTCTTGTATGACATATCTCATCTTCAATGTCTAGTATTTATCAATTAAGCCATTGTTGCTTGCATTTTCTTTTTAGTCATTGAGTTACTTGATTCTAGTAAATCAATTAAAAGAGCAAATTTATCATTAAGATTCATAGACATATTTTCTATATGTTTATTATCTTGAGTTGCAATATTCAATGATCCTGGTAATGATCTTTGAGAAACATTTGTTCCTTTGTCAGATTGATCGGATTCATTTGTATTTTGTACAATTCCACCGGTGTTAGCTGCAAAACCAGTATCAGATATTAATTCAGACTGAGGTGTGGCTGAGGGAGATTGCGGTAAATTATTTTTTGGAGCAACAGATGTTGCCGCAACAGTTGGTTTACTTGTTGAGCCAGTAGATGCACTGGAGTTTGTCGCAGATGATGTTACTGCCGATGCTGCTGTTGGAGCTGCAGGTGATGTTACTGTCGAAGCTACTGCAGTAGATGGAGTTATTTGAGTTGTTGATGAAGTTTTTGGTTGAGTTGGATTATTTTTTTGATATTCTTCTATCTGTAATCTAGTTGTTTCATCAAAATCATTTATATTTTTTCTTTTTTCTTCTATTTCATTGGCATAATTTTTTATTTTTAAATTATGTTCTTGTTTTTTCAATTCTGCTAATTTTTCGTCATACTTTTTTAAAAGTTTTTTTGATTCATCATCAACTGAAGTGCCCATATTAGTAATCAAAGATTCTAATATATCTTTTTCTGTTGGTGGTTTTAAATTTCTAATTTCTTTTTGAACACTGTTTAATTCTCGCTGAATTTCCAAAGATTTTGGTCCTCCTTTTCCAACCATCTTAGCTAATTCATCCATAAAATCTTTCATTGTATCGCTCATAACATTCATCAATGTTGCAACGGTTTCACTACTAGTAGCTAATTGTTCCATTCTAATACTAGTATCTCTCATGTATGTTTTAGTATCTGCGATTTCAGTATTTAAACCAGTAGATTCTGCTGCAATCTTTTTATTTTTATCTAATTGTTCCTCATATTGTTGTTTAGTTAATCCATCTTTTTCAGTGATGAATTTTTGCATTTGAGTGTATACTGCATATAATGGATTATCTGAATTTATTACGCCGACTGTTTTTTCTGCATAAGATACCATTCTTTTATACGTGTCAATCGTTTTTTGAACTGCCTGAAACTCGTCTATTTTTCCAGATGTTAAATCTTTTGTAAGATTCATCATATCGGTTCCTGCTGCTGCCATCTGACTAAAAAAATCCTTTTCAGCTTGAGTTCTTCCTATTCCAAAATTAGACAATCCTCCTAAAGTCATTTTTGCTAGTTCTGGACTAGATGCATTTAAAATATGTAAGAAATTTGTTACTGACTTTTTAACTGGTTCAGATAAATCTGTTCTTCCTTGTATACCAAATACATATTCAGCACTATCCATTAATTTTTTATTATATTCATCATGTTGTCTGATAGACATTCCAGTTAAATCTGCTAATGTTTTTAGCTCTAATGCATAATTTTCAGTTATTTTTACAGCATCATCGTCAATTTTAATTTGAGTGCCCTGATATCTTTGTCTTTGATTTAGTGCACTAATTTGAAATTCTGTAAAATCAGTTGCACTAATTCCTAATCTTTGCATTCGTTTTCTTGTTTCTCTACTATGAATTCCTAAGTCTTCAAGCTTAGCTCTACCGCCCGCAGCTGAACCTCCAAGTAAAGCGATATCTTTTGAACTTTTAGTGAACAATGTTTCCATTTCTGAAATACTCATTCCTAATGAAACTCCAGCTTTTTGCATATCAGTAAAACTAGAAACAACTCCATTCTGACTCATTTTTTCAAATGAAGCATATGCTTTATCCATTGATCTGATCAAATGAGCCGCAACAGCGCCAGTTGCTTCGGAAGCTGCTCCAAAAAATGCTCCAATTGGACCAAATATTCCCAAAAAATTTCCCATAGTGCTAGAAACTAACTCTACAATTGCCGCTAATGGTTCAAAGCTTGAGCCGCTATTCAATAAACTTTTAGTGAATGTCCCAAACTGAGCAGTTGCGTTTTTGGTAACTCCCTTAAGTTTTTTAAGCATTTCGGCCGATTCTTCTTCTTCCGCTGCAACTTTTGCAGCATTTGATGTTAAAATCAGATTGGTGTTAGAATTTTTTAATAAAATTTTATTAAAACTAGATAACTCACTAATAGTTTGTTCTAATTCTGAATTAAAATTGTCAATTGTGGACATATTATTTTCTCATAAAGATTAAGAGGATTTCATTCTTTCTTGTAATGATATTTTATCATTCATTAAATTTATCATTTCATCAACGTTTGAGTCAATCATACTAATTAAATTAGCTAATAATTTGTCAGATTGTTTTTGTTTTTTACCATAAAACATATTACTATTACCATCATTATCAGGTATAATCATCATTCGTTCACGACCATGTAATTCAATTAGATACCCAGTACTTGGACCATCAAATATACCACCAGTTCTGGCGGTTACTTCTGCATGTATGTGACCGCCAGTCGCTTGGCTAGATGGGTCATTATATTCATCTATTGCTTTTGAAGCACCTGAATTTTTTAAGAAATCAGTTATTTCTTTACTCATTGCTTTTGATATTTTTCCTCCTCTTGGTACTCCCTGTAAGGTGTAATCAAATGCCAATCCATCTTTATGTGCTGTAGTGCCTCGTTTCATTGTATCATTGAATGCGCTAAATGTTCCACCAGGATACATATTTTGAAATTTTCTGGCAAGAGCAATTATGTTGTTACTCGCTGATCCACCGGCAATTGCTTCTCCTGGATATTTACCACCTATATTCAATCCTTGATAGTCTTTTGAGTTGGCAGCCTGACCATTCTGATTATTTTCGTTTTCTTTTGAAATTGCGCTAGAATATATTGAACTTAATTTTTTAGCATAATCTGGATCAGTTGCATATCCAGATTTACCCTGAGCAGCTATAGCCTCTGATGCAGTTTTTGCCGCCACCACATCTTTATATCTGGAGTTTGAAGTAAGTAATCTTACATAATCTGCTGCAGATTCATTCATATTACTATAAGTCATAAATGGCTGGTTTATAGTTACCATTTTACCATTAATAAATTCTTGAGTAGATTGAGAATTCTTTCTTTTTCCACTAAAATCTTTTATACCAAAATAGTTATTTCCACCACCTAAACTCTTACCATATCCTGTTTCTAAAGCTGATTGTGTTGCTCCCAACATTGCAATAGCTTCAGGATTTGGAACTCCAGCTTTTTTTGCTTCTGAATATATTGCAGTATATATATTTTGAAAAAATTCTTTTTGAGGACCCTTAAATGACGGTGATCCGCCAGATTGAGATGAGGATGATGAATTAGGTCGCGATCTTTCCGCCTCGGTTTTATATCCTTTTAGTATTTCAAGTTCTAATTTTTTTGCAGCAAGTTCTTTTTCTCTTTTTTCCAAATTTCTAAGATTAATATTTTCTAATATAATTAAATTTTTAGTATCTTCTATTTCTTTTTTATCAGATTTGTCTACAAAATAACCGCTTTTTCCAGCTGCTTTTCTAGCATTTATTTTTTCTTGAGCTTTAATTTGTCTTTTATTATATTCAGCCAACTCGGTAATTGAATCTGTTATTTTGTCTCGTACATTATCTTGATCTTCCATTACAATTAAAAGTTCAGGTATATTTTTTCCAACTTGATTAAAAACCCCTTTGATTAATGAATTCATTGCCTTAGATATTAATCTCATTGATTTAGTAACCAATGGAATACTCATTGACAATCTTTGAATTGTCAAATTGTTGTCACCCATGTCAATTCTAGCTCTAGCTAAAGCTTCATCTGTTGTGGTTGGTGGTTTAGTTTTACCCGCCTGAATCATATCTTCTATATCTTTTTGATTTAATTTGGCAAATTGAGCACCTTTACGTAGTTCAACTGCAACTTTACTATCTAGTGTATCACCGGCCATCATTGCTTGATTCCCTATAACCTGTACATTTTTTACATTGGTTCTTTTCATGGTATCTACTACATTATTAACTTGACCCAATGGGGAATTAATATGTTTTTGTAAATCTGCTAGAATATCTATGCCAAGTCTACCATAGTGTTGTCTGACAACATCAGCCTCATCTGATGTTGCAATGACTCCTTGTTTAAGACCAACCATTAAATCTCTAATACCTTTTTCAGTGATTGGTCCAAATGCAAATTTAGTTACTTCAAGTAATTTGTTATCTGCTAGATTTTGTTCTATAGTTCGTTTTCCTACAAATATTCTATAACTAGCCTCTTCTTGTCTGGCATCAATTTCTTTTTGAACTTCTTCTCTTCGTTCACCAGTCATTATACTTATATCAGTAATATTGTTTAAATATTGTTTAAATCTTTCAATATGTTTTGCATCAAATTTTTGTCGTTCTCCGGTAATTTTTCTTTCATAATCCATATACTTTATCTGACTTGCAGCTAATTCTTTAGTCGTAATTCCAAGTAATTGAAAATCTACTCGTGAAGTTAATAATGATCCTGATAATTTTTTAAATTCTTGAATCCCGTTAAATGCAGTACCACTCCAAGAAGATAATATTTGACCTTGTCCTTCAAGAAGTTCAGATAAATCATTTATTGTAATCATTGTAGATGATGATATATCATCTATTTCATCAAAACTACTTACTAAACCACTTTGACTAAGTTTTTCAAATCCAGTATATGTTTTCTCAAATGTTTCAATAGTTGTATTGGCAACTTTTCCCGCAAGTTTAATTGCCTGACCAACAGCTTTACCAACACTACCAAATTTACTAGCCATACCACTAGCTAGTGATGTTAGTAATGTTATTGTTTTTGTTAACGGACCAAAACTACTAGAACCAGTAGTTAAACTTTTTCCAATACCAATTAACTCTTGTCCAAATTTCTCTCCAGAATCAATTAATTTCGCTAATTTTTTCTCTTGATCTTTTTCTTCATTGATTAGTTTTTGTTGACCACGTTCATAACTTGTCATTCCAGCAGTATTCAAACGAAGTATATCGTTGAAAGACTTTAAATTATCAATATTGATGTTATCTAAATTATTATTGGCCATTTTTGCTCACTAAATAGTGTCTGAATCAGTGCACTTATAAGTATTTATTCTACTATTTTTATCGTTAAAAAGGAACCAAAATGTTAGCCAATAACCCATTAAAACAGTATTTTCGCCGCCCATGTTTATATTTCAAACTTCCAAGTGAAGGGAAATATTATTTGCCAGGAGTTGTAGATATTCCGATAAATGGAGAATTGCCTGTTTATCCAATGACCGCTATTGATGAAATGACTATTAGAACACCAGATGGATTATTTAATGGTGCGGCTGTTATTGAATTGATTAAAAGTTGTATTCCAAATGTGTTAGATCCATGGAAATTAAATAACGTTGACTTAGATGCCGTACTAATAGCTATTAGAGCCGCTGCAAATAATGGTAAAATGTCTATAGATTCAGAATGTCCATCATGTAATGAAAAAACTGAATATGATATTGATTTGATGCCAATGTTGGCAGATATGAAAGATGTAAACTACAATCAAGTATTAAAAATTAGAGAATTAGAAATAAAATTTAAACCATTAACATTTGAAGATACCAATAAAAATGGATTAGATCAAATGGATATTCAAAGAGCATTAATGAATTTGGATTCTTATTCAGATGAAGAAAAACAAATTGCAATGAATAATACACTTAAAAAATTAAATGATATGGTTATAAAAGTTATATCTGATACCATTGATTATATTAGAACTCCAGAATTAACAGTTACAGAAAAAGAATATATTATTGAATTTTTAAATAACTGTGATAGAGAAACTAATAACACAATTAAAGATTATAGTATAAAATTACGAGAGGCAAGTGAACTTAAACCAATTAATGTTCATTGTCCTCAATGTCAACATGAATATCAACAAAAAATTGTATTAAATGTTACGGATTTTTTCGCCTAAGGCTTCTTAATCTTAATCCTGACGAGATTAGGAAGCTGACAGATGATATGGAAAAGGAACGTTGGAATATATCCTTCAATGCACAAAAATTGGCTTGGTATATGCGAGGTGGCATTGATTACGTTGATATCTTAAATATGAGTCATATGGAAATTGACAATCTAAATGTTATCATTGATGAACATATGGAAACTACTAAGAAAACTAAATTACCATTCTTTTAATACAAATGGATGAACTAGTTCATCCGCCAGTGACCTATCGGTACACTGGCATTTTCTTTTATGTCTTTGAAATTATATACGTAAAAGATGTTTTGTGTCACTGCTAGCGAGTGATAACGAGCGATGTGACACAATACGGGTTGTTGAGCGTAGCGATACAACCCATTACTTAGATATCTATATAAGTAAAATTATTTAACTCACTGAATAAATTACAATCACCCCCCTCTTTTTCTTCTATTAAACCAGATATTTTCTCTGGGGGAAGAACGTTCGCCGAAGCACCGATAAAACCCTACTACAATTTGTCATTGATCTGTTGACGCAGTAAAATTCCTTCCGAGAGGATGGTTACGTTTAGAGACTAGTTGCGCTTAGTATTGTCCACGCTTTGGTCTTACTCCACAGACAGTGGTCGGATTGTCTGTAACGTTTCTAGTTATATTAGACAGGTAATTGTTTGACCTGTGGGCTACATGATGTTTCATGTGCCTTGCTCTGTTTAGTGTAGTTTTAGATTGTGTTTAAAGTGTTGTTAGACTTGATGTCAGTTGAGTATTTTGTAGATTGTTGATTAGATGAGAGTAGTTTGACCAAATATCCATATCTCTGAAAAAATGGTTCAAACGAGTATATATTCCAAGCACCATATACTCTAGTTGAATAGGTTACATGATTTAAATCCATCCATATCCCAGTTTGTTGTTTCTGATGATGTAGAATAGCGGTCTTGGATTGTACTGCTACATAGCGACCTTTACGATTAAACTTCATTAATAAGATATTGAAATCATCTGGATCACTAGCGGTCATCAATTGATCTATCCACGTTTCTAATTGTTTGGATTCGTCAAATAGTTGATGAAATTGAAAATCAGCATAAAACTTACATTCACAATTGAACAATGGAAAACTTTGACCAGGAATAATATCTCCTTTGAAGTTTCTAATTTGTCCTTCATGTAATATTTGTTTACGATGACTATTAGTGCCACCAGTATAAGCTCCAGAACCAGGCGCTCTCATGAAGTTCTCTCCATATAACTCTGAGAGAAATTTGGATACTTCACGTTCAAACCCGCTTCCTTTGTTTTTACTTTTACTTGGCATGGTAATACTTATCTCTTTATTGTTAAATTTAAATATTTTATACTGTTGTTTCTGTAGTAGTTTCATATGATGTGAAACCACCTTCTTTAATAACTTTAAGTACGCTAGACACTCTATTTGTTAGTTCATCTCTATGTGATACAAGCCAAACTGATTTGTTACGTCTACGTGCCATATCTTTGAGTAGTGCAATACTGTTTTCAACACCAATAGTATCTAAACCATTATCAATCAACTCATCAACAAATAATACATTGATAGGACTGTATAATGATTCGTATACATCTCTGAATGAAAAGGATAGCCCAAGGATCAGTCTATTACGCTCACCACGACTTAGATTATCAAAGTCTAACTCACGTCCTAGCTCAGTGATTTCAACTGTTAAATCATTCTGAAATACAACTGTATGTGGTAAACCCATGGAATCCAAATAAAATGATAGACGACTGTTCAAATAAGTTAAATTTTGTTCAATAATCTTTTTACGAACAAAAGATTTTTTGCTTGTCAATAAGTCTAACAAGTATTCCTGATGTTGCATAAGTCTAGTCAATTCATTAATATGATCAAATGATACAGTTTGAATGGCTTCACGTTCCATTTCAGAGATTTGATCTATATATGGATCAGTTTCGTCATGTTTGTTGGAAATTTGATCCAACAAACTCTCAACACGACTACTATGTTTGATAGCCTCTGATTCAGTCTTATAGTGTGTGACTGGTTCTTCACCACATACAATCTCGCTCTCAGAAATATCCATGATCTGTAGAATGTATGGGTCTTCCGCTTGACGCAAGTTCTCAATCTCTATCTTTAAGTTTATGACTGTGTAGCTATGTTTAATGGCTTCACTCTCTGTCTTGTAGTGTGGAACTGGCTTGTCATTAAGTTCAACAATCAATTCTTCTACTCTTTTTAATTCATCTAACAATTGATGTTCACGATCTACTGATGAATCATATGCTTCGTTCTTTGCCAGCAATACCGCACTGTGACTGTTATCATGAAAATCTTGACCACAAGCATAGCATTTGTTCTCATTGAGCGTCATCATCTCTTTGCCTAGTTTCAAAGTGATATTTGATTGTTTGATCGTCTCGTTGTGAATACGGTCTATTTCTTTTTTTAACGCTGTCTGTTCAACGTTCTGTTGATTGTACACAGCAAGGTCTTTATGAGATTGTAACTCCATCTCAATATCAATTGCATTCAAGACTTCAAGTCTCTCTCCTAACGCTTTGATATCATTGACTCGTGTTTGCTTCCATATCTTTTGTTTTGCAACAAGATTGTCGTAATTATTTTTTTTCTCTAAACAAGATAGATAAATGGAACGATCTTTATGTGACTGTAGTTCAACAATAATATCAATCTTGCTTAATTCATCGTATTCGTTGACCAGTTTGTTCAAATCTTCATCATGCTTTGTTTGCCATAAACGTTGACGGCGTTTGAGATTCTCAATCTGCTCGCCAATTCGTTTATTGGCTTCTTCAAGCGCACGTATACGATACTCTTCTTGTTGAATATCATCTTTGGTCTGTTTGTTCAGTATCTTAATGGCATCAGCCTTTTCAGATAAGATAGTAACACCCAATAACTGTTCAATGATAACACGTTGATCATTGGCTTTGAGTGATAGAAATGGTTCATTATAAGTATTCAGACCAACAATGTGTCTAAACATGTCACTACTCATATGTAAGACCTTTTCAATAGCGTCCTGAGTTTCACGACTGTCACCTTGACTATCATTGGTCTCTTCACTAGCCATTTCTTGATCATTTACATAAAATTTCAAAAATGTAGGTTTACGTCCACGTTCAATTCGGTACTCAATATCATCAACTGAGAATGACAATGTAACAACCATGGCTTTACCATTGGTTCTGTTAATCAAATTGTCTTTCTTGATATTATTGATACCGCCACCAAACAAGGAATATGATAATCCCTGTAAGATACTGGTTTTACCAGTACCATTCTTAGCACCATCGCCGCCCAAGTCTAGATTTTCACCTAGAATCAATGTTAGGTCTTGATTATTGAAATTAACTGTTTGGGTAATCGCCCCAATAGATAGAAAATTCTTAAGAGTTAATACGCCTAGTGTAATCATATGTTTCTATAAATGTCTAATAATAACTTCTTGTCAAATGTCCCTACTTCCAAACTTTCAATTTGTGTTTGAATAATTGTATCTACACTTTCAAATTGAGTATTTGTATTATCTGGATTATTGTCTGTAAAATCTCGTTTGATTGGTATTAATGTAAGTTCTCTAAGATGATGTTCTGGCATTAGTTTTTCACGAATGAAACTTGCCTCTTCAAATGAGATATCAATATCTAAATTGATTTTAACATAACTATCAGGTAATAACAAGCCAGCTGGATCATCAAGTACATCACTTAAATTATATACACGATATTTGGGAGCATTAGGCCAACCAAAATACATTGGTTCTTTGTCCCATTCTAACATCATCATACCACGTTTATCATCACCAGCATCACTATAGTTATGAGGGAAAGCATTTCCAATATAAGTAATGTTATTTTTCTTTTGACGTTTATGAAAGTGACCACTGAATACGGCTTCATATCCATGTAAATGTTCACTTTGAATTTCTTTATAATCTGGCATTTGAATCATGGCATTCATAAAGAAATTTGGAAGTTCTAGATGAGAGAATACATATTTCCCTTTCATCTTTTTAAGACGTTTCCATTCATCTCCAACGATCCACGGAATGATAGATACATCTCCCTGTGTGAACCATTCATCTATAATAATGACATTTGGAAGATGTTTTGCCCATTCTACTGAATGAGTATCTCTTTTATCTCTATAAAACATATCGTGATTACCCACGATAAAGTATATTTTATCAAATGCCGCACTTAACTTTTCAAGACCTCTAAGACTAAACTGTAGAGTTTGAATGTTAATAGCGGCACGATTGTGATGCCAATCACCTAGAAAGAAACAGGTTTCACAGTTTTGTTTTTTAGCAGTTTCAATAAACCAATCAACAAAGTTTGTACAATCCGTATTATGTTGTATTGAATTGTTTTTCAAACCCCAATGTATATCAGTGAATGCAGCTGCTTTTTTAAATAAATTTGTCATCTAGTGATTATACAGTATGAAAATTGATTAATCAATATTTTCGGAGTGATTAACCAATATTACGTCTTTTTTCTCTTTCGCTATCTAAACTATGTTGACGAGTGAAACTGGGATTTAACCCATTAGATTCCAAAATATCATCTCTAATGTTTTGAACACGTTTTTCTGTATTAAGAACACGACAGAAACTATTAGTAATAGCGGCTGTATAGTAGGCAAATGGATTTTGTGATTTAGCTTCATTGAAACGTAAACCAACGTATGTTAATTGTAAAATGGCTGCCCCACGCATTTCATCTACATAGGTATAACCACGCCAATTGAATCTTAATGAATACTTTTCACATAGTTTCAAGTACATGTTAGCCAATTTATTTGTAATTTGGCCATGATCTTTTGAAAAATCTCCAGTTTTCAAATCACCAATCCAATGACTTTTACCAACACAAACTAGTGAATTTTTATCATTGATTTTGAAATGTTGAAATGGAGGGAAGTTTAAACGAACGTGAACCATATTATCTAGACCCATTTCTTTTGCTAAACCTTTGTCTTCCAAATCTTCAAATAGAATATCTTCTGTTGGTTCAAAATCAAAGATTTCTTTTGCTGATTTTGGTTTGGAATTCTTTCTTGGTTGTTTTGGAGCCACTGGTATATGATCCCAAGTCATGACTCTAAAGACCAAATCTGTAGTTTTAATGGTTTCTGGATCAATTTTTTCTGTTTTGATCTTGACACCATCTGGACCAACTACTTGGCTCAGTCTTGCGGCACGATTTTCTTTAGCTTTTTGAATAGTTTCTGGTTTACTGGTATATTCTAAACTACGTTCTAGATTATTATTATCTTCGTAGTCTACAATAAAGTCATATTGATGATCATCTGGTATTTCAAATTGACAATATGAATTTTTACTTGAATGTATTTCTTTTAAAATATCTTTATTGTTTAGATAGTTCTTTTTTGCTGGGGTTTTTATTGGGATCATATGCTCTTTAAGGTTAATATGTTGCAATTATACAACGTAATGTTGTGTAAGTCAAGTGAATTTGGAAGATTGGTGAAAAAATACGACTATTATTCTACGCTAAATAGTAGTAGAGGTATTCTATTTAGGGTAATACCGGAGACAACTATATGGCCACATCACCGACCGAAAAAACTGCACAATACTTGAAATTTAAAACAGATGCTCAGGCTGCTAATGATGCTCGCAATAATATTGTAAATAGTGACAAATATAAAGAACTTACGACTCAAGTAAAGATTCAAGAAGAGGCCGAGAAACTTGCATATGAAAAAGCAGATGCTCTACAAAAATCAAATGCATCTGTAGAAGAAACTTATCAGGCAAGAGTTGCGTTGCAACAGGCTACTGATGCTCTTAAGGTCACAAGAAGTGAATTGGATCCTTTAAATAGTCAAGCAACGGATTTAAGTGTACAGTCTTTTAATTTTAATCTGGCTGCCAGACAAGTTCAACAGTCTCCGCAAACTACTAGTCCTCTTCCAACAGAACAACAAGTAGAGGCTGAGGCAAAAGAAGCAGGATCTGCAGCCGCAAAACAGCCAAGTCCAAATCCAGCGCCAGTTCTTACTTCAATACCCACGGAATCTAATATTGTTCCAACATTAGATACTCCTGTACCAGCAGACAGTCTAGCAGCCGGTGGACCCACAGCGGAACCTACTAAAACAACACCGAACGACGAACCAGTATTTGTATTCAATCAACGTCAATTAAATTTTTTGGAATCATATAATCAAAGTTTAATTGATGGTGGAAATCCACAACTTATTATTTCTGATTTGACCAGTACCGAAGCACTAAATCTATTAGCAGAACAAGGATTGATTCAATCAGATGAAGACTCTCCGACTGATCAACAACCAACTGAAGGGTATACTACAGATGGAGGACTTGTAGTAAATATACGAGGAGTTGGACAACGAGAAATTGTTGAATACGAAGAATTTCAGTCTGTTGATCCTGGTTTTGAATCTGGTTTTCCAGAAGAACAAATAACAGTTGACAGTTCAGATAGATATGTAGCTACATTAGATTTAACTGCAACTGATGATCCACTTGGAGATAAAATAGCAGAACTTCAGGCTGGTCAGAATACTGGTACATCTACGTTACCAACTAGAAATCAACAATCTGGTATAGGATCACCAAAAGATTGGCGTTTTAGAATAAGTTTGGCTCCGGGAGCAACTTATTTGTATAAAGATTCAAGTCCAGGAATATTAAAACCTTTAATGGCCACAAATGGAGTTATTTTTCCATATAGTCCACAGATAAATCTTGCATATACTGCTAATTATAATGCGACTGATTTAGTTCATACTAACTATAAAGTTTATAATTATAAAAATAGTAGCGTTGAAAATATTAGTATAACTGGAGATTTTACAGTTCAAGACAGCGCAGAAGCAAATTATGTATTAGCAGTAATACATTTTTTTAGATCAGTTACTAAGATGTTTTATGGTCAAGATCAAAATCCAGCTAGAGGAGTTCCACCACCATTGTGTTACTTAACTGGATTTGGACAATATCAATTTGATATGCATCCAGTGGCTATTACCAGTTTTACTTATACTTTTCCAAATGATGTAGATTATGTTAATGCTTATCCGACAAACAATAGTGTATCTATTGGTGGACAAAACATGGCACCATATATGCCTCAAATAGCAAGTTTTTTTAGTCCATTAGATAGATTACGAACATTGGCTGGTAATATTGGAAAAGGTGGATTACCTCCTCCTCCGACATTTGTTACTAGTAAAAATATTAATGAAGTAACAAGAGTACCAGCAAAAATCACTATTCAACTATCTTGTATACCTATTGTATCTAGAAATACAATGAGTAATCAATTTAGTTTAAAACAGTATGCAAATGGTTCGTTATTAAAAGGAACTGCAAACTTTTCACGCACTGGCGGAGGACTTTGGTAATGTTATATCCACAAACTAGCCCGTATTTCAATTCAGATATTGTCAATGGAATATTTTTAGATGTAATGATAAACAGACCTATACCATCAGATCCAACTGATGTTTATTGGGAAATTACTTCAATCTATAATTTAAGACCTGATTTATTAGCCAGTGATCTTTATAATGATAGTAGATTGTGGTGGGTGTTTGCTCAAAGAAATCCAAATAAATTAAAAGACCCATTGTTTGATTTTGTTCAGGGTGTATTTATTTACATTCCTAAACAAGATGTAATTGTTGCTTCATTAGGATTATAATATGACCTTTAATTCAAATAAGTCATCCGATGACAGTGCTCCATCGGGTACGAATGCGGCCCCATCCTCAACTTCAGGTCAAAGTAATACATCCAGTACACAAAATACAGGACAAAAATCAACTAATAGTGCTGGTTCTGATTTTTCTAACAATCGCACTGATAATCCACTTAATAATTTTAGTAGTTATACATATTCAATTGTATTATATGCTATTAGTCCAGAAGACGCTAATACATATGCAGAAACAGGACAAACTCCAACAGACAGATCAAAATATTATATTGTTGCTCAATCAGGAGGAATAAGTTCCGCTGATAGTCGTGCCATAACTAGTAGTGGCAATCCAGGCCCAAATCAAATGGGATTAGATTATTTTATTGATTCATTGGAATTCAAAACAACTATTCCTAATACTGCAGCAACCTCTGTTGCTCAAGGGTCTAGAATTAAATTAAAAATTATAGAACCATATGGATTTAATTTTACTGAAGAATTGAAAAAATTGGCGTTAAAAATTTCAAAAAAAAGTCCATTGATGAAAGGAGTTACTGAAGATAACTTTAATCATAGACTTATGCGTTATATTTTAGGTATTAGATATTATGGTTATGATACACAAGGAAATTTGGTAACATCTAAGAGCGGATTTGTAAAAAACTATAGCAATGGATTTTCTGATGACAATAGTGTAATAGAACGTTATGTTGTTGTTGCCATAAATGATTTTAAGTTTAAAGTAAATGGAAATTCAACTACATATAATATTGAATTACAAGAAGCTGCACCTCAAGCTTCTCTGGGAACTATAATCGGAGTAACTCAAAATCCCCTAAATATTAATGGTTCAACTGTAGGTGAAGTTCTTATGGGATCAAAAGGTCCAAACTCTAAATCTTTAGTGTCAGAACTCAATAGTCAGACTAAAAAATTAACAGAATCTTCAAATAAAACTGAACAGTCACATACTTATGAAATAGAATTCTTGGACGAAAAAAATAAATCTGATCCAAATGGTCTGATAGCTACGGCAAAATTGTCAGAATCTGATGCTAAAACTAATACTGGATCAGGTGCTTCATCAAATACATCTAAATCAAACATTGCGGAACAGTTTAAGCAACAAACTTTTAATAGTAATATAAAATCGGTTGGTTTCAAAGGTGGAACTGAGATTGTACAAATCATTGATGATATTATATCTAAAAGTAGTTATGTTTCAAATGCTTTAAAAGTATTAAACAATGAAAAACCAGAAACTGGCAGTGTTAAAAATACATCAAAACAAGAATTTAAATGGTTTAGTATAAATCCAATTGTTACAACTAAGTCATTTGAAAAAAAGACAAATTATTGGACTTTTAATATAAAATATCAAATAAAACCATATATTATATATTATATTAAGTCAAATAACGTTACAAATTTTTGTAAATTTAATGGTGCACACAAAGTTTATAACTATTTTTTAACTGGAGAAAATACTCAAGTTTTAAATTATGAACTTAGTTACAATGCATTATATTTTATTCCAGAAAGTTCAACTCTTAATCAGACTGGGTATGCAATTACGGAATCTAATACTAGTTTAGCTAAACAACCAATACCAAGCGCAAATCAAGGTGGTTCACAAAGTGGTACAGGGGGAGTTGGAATTAATAATGAAACTGTTCCGCAAGAAAACGTAAGAGCACAATTATATAGTCCAAATGATGCTTATAAAGTTACAATGAAAATTATGGGTGATCCGGATTGGATTTTAACAAGCACTGGAATTAATGCTGTTGCTCAATCTAGATTTAAAGCAAATCCAAAAGTAAAATCATTAAGTGGTACAGCAGCTGATTTGGGACCAACAATGTTTGATGGACAATTACTAGTTCAAGTTATATTTAATACTGCTAATGATTATTTAAATACTGGATTAATGGATGTAAGCGATCAAGTATTGACAATGAGCCCAGGAACAAGAAATTTTAATATTAAAGGTACAATTTTTACAGTATCGCATGTGACATCTTTATTTTTAAAAGGATCATTTACTCAAACATTAGAGATGCAAGTTGTCCCGTCAAATTTATTAGTTACCGAAAACTCAAATTCTTCCGCCGATGGTAGAGAATCTTCTACAACACCAAGTGGTACTAATACTGGTACTGATGGTACGACTAGACCAACATTATCTACTGGTGATTTTATAGCGGCTGATGCGAGAGCAACCACAGATGCGTCTTTGATAGAATCACAAAGTCAATTGGCACAAAATTCTCCCTCAAACAATTCTCAGGGCGTCATAGTTACTGGACAACTTGGTAGACAAGAATTTGCAAGTGATGATAGAACTTTCACGGCTCGCAATAATAGAGCTGCACTTGATGCGCCAAATACAGATAATACGCCTTACGATTATGCAGCCTCAGCTGCCTCGGCGCGAGCAGCAGAAAAAGAAGGACTTGGAGTTACTGCTGACGGTACTCCATGGAGACTTAGATAAAGATATAAAATGAAGACTTTCTGGCAAAAAGTGATAATTACAAATAATGGTAAATAGGAAAATAAAATGGCAATAGATGCACCAAAAGAAGGCACCCCAGCAAACTTTGAAAGTGATCGTGGCGGACAATCAACTTTAATTAAAGAACCAGTTATTGGAATTGTTAAGAACAATGTTGATCCCACTCATAGTGGGGCAGTATACGTATATATTGCAAAACTAAGTTCATCTAGTTCACCAAATGATGGAGGAAGTTGGATTAAAGTTAACTATCTTAGCCCATTTTGTGGTTTATCAGGAGTAAGTGGAGTAGCAGGATCAGGATCAACAACCGATGGATATGGTAAATTCGTAGGAAATCCTCAGAGTTATGGATTCTGGGCAAGTGCACCAGATATAGGAACTCAAGTTCTTTGTATATTCATTAATGGTGAACCAGAACAGGGTTATTATATAGGATGTATACCTCAAATTGGTTTATTAAGTATGACTCCAGCTATAGGTAGTAGTAAAGTAATTGTTCCTAATGATGGAGAAGCTAAAACATATGGAGGAGCTGACAGATTACCAACTGGAGAAGTAAACTCTACTAATCCCAATCTTGCTAATAGCGGTACGATAGTAACTGATCCTAAACCAGTTCATAGTTATCAAGCTGCAATTTTATTTCAACAAGGTCTAATCAGAGACAATGCACGCGGAGTTATTAGTAGTAGTGCTCAACGAGAAACTCCGAGTAGAGTATTTGGTATGAGCACTCCGGGCGGTCCGATATTTCAAGGAGGTTATAATAATAGTAATATCAAAGCCGCAGCCACTGGATCAACTGACCCTAGTAAACTAACAATGATTGGCAGAACCGGTGGACATAGTTTTGTTATGGACGATGGTGATTTACAGGGACAAGATCAATTAACAAGAATCAGAACATCTAGCGGTCATATGATAATGATGAATGATAGTTCTCAATCATTGTTTATCATTCATGCTAATGGTCAAAGTTGGATAGAATTGGGTAAAGAAGGTACAGTTGATATGTATGCTAGTAACTCAGTTAATATCAGAACTCAAGGTGATCTTAACTTACATGCAGATCGTGATTTGAATTTACATGCTGATAGAAACTTTACATTGTATGGTAAAAATCTAAACATGGAATCTGATAATGATATGAATATCAGAAGTGGTGCCAATTTTAGTCAATATGCTAGCACAAGTTATACAGTTAAAAGCGGTAGTGATTTGGCATTGTTTGGTGGTGGTTCTACTAGTTTGGCTGGTAGTGGATCCACATACATAAATGGAAAAAAGATATATTTAAATAGTGGCAATAGTGGTACAACACCGGCTGAGGTACCAGTAATACCAAAAGTTAATCACCCAGATACAACTTATAGTACAGAAAAAGGATGGATGTATCCAAGTCCACACGCTTTACTATCTGTTACTAGTAGAGCGCCAACTCATATGCCTTGGATTGCAAGCGGAAAAGGTGTAGATGTTAGTGTTTCTAGTAGTACTAATAGTAGTCTGCCAACAACTACACCGGCAGTAGCACAAGTAAATAACGAAAGTGCTAGTGTTCCAACTCGTCCTACAAATCCTGCAACTATCAATACAGTAACTACACCAACTGGATTTGATAATTCAGTAGAAGGTATTAATGCACAGACATTAAGAGCTCTAGTTGGTCAAAATGCTGAGTCTAATAGCACAAAGGCTGCCGGCGGGCCACCAGCACGAGCAATTAAAGGAACTGGAACATCAGCAACTGTATCACCAGTTTCATTAATGTTTGGATTAAATTTAACAATAACTGAAGGTGATATTACAGTTACACCTTACTCTGCACCTGCAGATACTAAACGTGGTGAAGGAATTCTTGATGGACCAGGAGGATTGACATTAGAACAAGCTTGTGGACCTGGTATGGCAATAAAACCAGGTTCAAAAGATTTACTTCAAACAAGATTGGCTCAAGGTATGCCAATGGATAAAGCAATACAAGGTTTAGTAACTGGTAATCTTGGTGCCACTGATCCTATTAAATTGTTAACTGATGGTAAAGTTCAAACTCAAATTATTGCTGGCAGTCTCAATAATGCCGCTAATAGTTTGGTAAATTCTGGAATATTAACTGGTGCAGAATCTGCAGGTCAGGCAGGAGGATTAGTATTAGCTGCTTCTAATTTTGGTGTTAACGCTGTTACGGGAGTAGTTAATGGAGTTCTAGGAACAGTTACTGGAATTGCACAAGGAGTCACTAATGTGGTAACTGGAACAATTGGTGCAGTAACCAACATTGCAAGTGGAATTTCATCAGGTGTCAGTAAAATATCAGACATGATGGCCGGAGGTAAATTTGCAGGTCAACTAAGTGATAGTATCAGTAATGGAGTTACTGGATTAGCCAATAGTATTAAAGGTGCAATTTCAACTAGTGTTGATAGTTTAGGTAAAAGTTTGGCTGGTTTAGTGACTGGACTAGAAAGTACATTAAGAGGCGCTTTTAAAACGGTAGAAGCTTCATTTAAGAATCTTACTGCTAATACTCCAAATATATTAGGTGGTAAAGGTAATGCAAGTAGTGTCACTGATTTGACAACTCCAGGAGCAAAATATCAATCTTCACAGGCGGCATTGGATATTGCACAATCTAAATTTGATGATGCTAGAACTGCATATAGAAATAATCCAGATGATATAAATTCAATTGCATTAAGCTCAGCTGAATCGGCATTATCAGATGCTAGAAAGAAAACAGCCGGTGCATCATTAGATATTATAACTGGTGGTGTAGATTCTGTTATATCTGGAGTTAGTAATGTGGTCAAATCTGCCACCTCTACAGTTTCTAATTTATTTACTGGTCCTGCAACCACGCTTAATAGCGGAATCAATGCATTGCCTGGAGGTTCTGGGTCAATGGTCAATACTGTTACAACTGACAGTGGCACAAACATTGTTAATAATGTTAAGAATAGTATTACTTCTGCTGCCAGTACTGGGGCGGTTGCTGGAGCGGCAGTCGCTGCAAATTCATTATCTAGTCCCACTGGTTTAGTTGGAAATTTAGTTAATAATACTACTAATGCCATTACTGGAGTTGTCAACGGTGTTGTCAACACCGCTACTGGACTTGTTACTGGAGTTATAGATACTGCAACAAATTTAGTAACTGGTACAGTGAATGCGGCTGTAGGTTTAGTAAATGGAGTTCTTGCTTTACCTGGTCAAATTATTAACTCAATAACCGCAACAGCAAATGGAATACTAAGTAGTATTCAAACTGCTCTAGCGAGTATTGGAAACATGGGTGGACAAATTAAATCAGCGATTCAGGCGGTTGAAACATTTAGTAAAACTGATTTGACTTCTAAAGTTGGTACAAATATGGGAGATTCAAGAATACCAATTCCATTGACATTGACTAAATCTCCAACTCCACAAGTATCAGAATCTGGACTTACTTCAAATGATTCAGCATCAGATCAGCAGGCTAAAGTATTGGCAAAAATTAAAGACCTTGAAGAACAAATACGTCAGAATATTGCTTTGATTAATAAAGAACAAAGAGAAAATGCTGGACTTTTTACAAAAATATCTAGCAGTGCTAAACAATCTAGATTAGAAAGAGATTTAAAAAAGGCAAATGAAGAATATCAAGCGTTAGTATCTAATCAGAATCAAGCGCCACCATCGCAATCTCCGTCAACTTCTACTTCAGAAGTTACTACTACAACTGAAATTGACAATTATGGAAACAAAATAATTACTACACGAGGTGGTGGAACAAGCCGATTCATACCGGTGGCAGAAGCAATAGCTCGCAGAGATTCAACAAACAGATAAAAATTAAAAGGAAAATATAATGCCAACATTTAAAGGATTTTCAACAGTCGGTGTCAATCAATCATTGTCATTAGTTAGACCTGGTGTATATGGTGGAGTAGGATCCACAACCGTTCAGCCAAGAATAGGTAGAAAATATGCACTGTCAGATCAAAATCTAGTAATTAGAGATTTATTAAATGCATTAAGTATTAAACAAGGTGATAAAGTTGGACAACCAACGTATGGAACTATATTATGGTCATATATATTTGAACCAAGTACACAGGAAACTCAACAAGCAATAGAAGATGAAGTAAGACGAGTTATAAGTTTAGATCCTAGAATCATATTAAACAGTGTTGGTATATATATTCAAGAAAATGGTGTATTATTACAGATAGAAATGGCATTTAGTCCATTTAATAATGTTATAAAAACAGATTTTTTCTTGAATAGATATAATGGAAGTATTCAACAACTAAGTCAATAACTTCAAAATACAATGATTTTTTAAGAATAAATATAGTATACGGGAAAAAAACATGGTTACTAGTTCAAGACAAAGTGCATTATTTGGTTTACAAGATTGGAAAAGAATCTATCAAACTTATAGAGAGGCTAATTTCATGTCTTATGACTATGAAACTTTGCGTAAAAGTTTCATTGATTATCTGACTATATATTATCCAGAATCATTTAATGACTATATTGAAAGTAGTGAATTTGTTGCTATTCTAGATGTTATGGCATTTATGGGTCAATCACTGGCATTTCGTGGTGATTTAAATGCTCGTGAAAACTTTATTGATACTGCAGAACGTAGAGATTCAGTTATTAAATTAGCTAACTTAGTTAGTTATAATCCAAAACGTAATACAGAAGCCAATGGTTTAGTAAAAGTCACTTCAATCAGTACTACTGAAAGTATTTTTGATATTAACAATGTAAGTTTGGGTAATACTACTGTGTTGTGGAATGATGCCGCAAACAGTAATTGGCAAGAACAATTTAATACTATTTTAAATGCTACATATGTTAATAGTCAAAGAGTAGGTCTTCCAGGAAATAAACAAGATATTTTAGGAATTCAAACTGAAGAATATACTATTAATTTACCATCGGGATATAACCCAGTAGTTCCGTTTTCCACTCAAGTAAACGGTGATTTGGTTAATTTTGAACTAGTAAGTGTAACTAGCGCCAATAAAGATTATCTATATGAAATATCTCCCGCACCTAATAGTCAATTTAACATGGTGTATCAAAATGATAAGTTAGGATATGGTAGTCCAAATACAGGATTCTTTTTCTATTTTAAACAAGGTACCTTGCAAAGTTATGATATATACTTTTCAGAAAAAATTCAAAACAATTTTCAAAATATATTTATAGAAGGAATCAATGAAACTGATACTTGGTTATATCAATTAAATAGTAACGAAACAATAAATCGTCAATGGACTAAAGTTGATAATCTTTTTACCACTAGTTATAATAGTCAAGGAAATAGTGTTAGTTCAATATTCAGTGTAGTATCAAGAACCAATGATCAAGTAAGTTATGTATTTGGTGATGGAGTATTTGGAGAAATTCCAATTGGAAATTATAGAGCTTATGTAAGATCGGGAAATTCATTAACCTATAGTATTGATCCAAGTGAAATGTCGGGAATCGTAGTCAGTATTCCGTATATTAGTCGTCAAAATACAAATGAAACTTTAACTATAACATTTAGTTTACAAACAGTTAATAATACCGCACAATCTCGCGAAAGTATACTTAATATCAAAGAACGTGCACCCGCTCGTTATTATACTCAAAATCGTATGGTTAATGGAGAAGATTATAGTAATTTCCCATTTACTTTATATAATAGTATTATCAAAAGTTCGGCTCTTAATCGTAGTAGTATTGGAGTAAGTAGAAATATTGATCTATTAGATCCAACCGGAAAATACAGTAGTACTAACGTATTTGCAGATGATGGTGCATTATATACTGATCAATTACCTAAAAATGTAACATTCTCAACACAAAATATTAATTTTGCTATTGAATTTTTATCAATAACTTTACCATCATTTTTAAGCAGTTCACCAACTATTCAATATTATCAAGAATATTATCCAAGATATACTGGATATTATCCAGGAACAGAATCTGTTGATCATAGATGTTACTGGAATGAAACTACGCTTGATGGATCAAATGTAACTGGATATTTTTATGTAAAATTATCATCTGGTGTTAATATACCAATATCACTTGGCGCATTTAGTACATATTCAATGAGATATATTACTCAAGGTGCACAACTTAAATTTGTAAGTCCACCTGGATTTTATTTTGACGTTAATAATAGATTACAACAAGGTATACCAAATTATTATAATGGCGATCATACCAGTATATGGGTTGGTGTCAATGGTGTAATTGGAGATGGTTATAATTTTGGAGATGGTAATTTATCTACAGGAGTTGGACCAGTTACTCTAAATTCATTTGTACCAACTGGCGCATATTTAGATCCAGATCAATCAACACCAACTGGAATTATTCCTCAATTTGATAATACTTTCAACAGTGTATTAACTACACAAATTCTTGATTTGATAAATCTCAAACAAAATTTTGCACTTAACTATGATAATAGTATTTTAATTAATCTAGAACGTTGGTCTATTGTACAACCAATACCTACAAATCCAACGCCAACTGATTACTTTGTTAAATTTGTCAGTGATAGTATTAACAATTCATATCTGGTTACCATTAACAATGTTAACTATTATTTTGCATCTGTAGATCAAGTTAGATTTACATTTGATGGAACACAACGAGTATATGATCAACGTAGTGGACAAGTGTTTTCTGATTTTGTAAATATCTTTAGAACAAATTCTAATTCTACTAATACTAGTACACTTGGCGAAGATTATATTTTAAATGTAACTGGACAACCAGCACAAAGTGATGGAATGCCAGATGATTATCAAATCACTGTCAGTAGTATTAATCTAATCAGTGGATATACATATGATCCAGATTTTTTTAATACTATAGTTGGGACAAGTTCAACTGCTTATGTATTCTTTAGAATATTCACTGACATTAATGATCTATATAGAACTCAAGTATTACCAGTTGGAACAGTAATATATGCATATCCAACTCAAAATCAAGTTCTAAATGTTATATATGAGTATCCTGCTGAAACACTATTCTATTGTATTAATGGAAGTGTTACTAATCCAGTACCAACATTTTATCAATCGGCTGTTGTTCCAGGAACACAACCAACAGTTCTTATTTTAAATGATGTTACTTCATCGTACGCAGTTACTAGAGGTCGTGGTGGAATTAACTTTCAATATCGTCATAATAGTGATAATACTACTAGAATTGATCCAGCTACCACAAACATCATTGATTTGTATTTGGTTACACAAGCATATTATACTCAATTTCAAAATTGGATCAATGATAGTACTGGAACTGTTCAACTACCACCAAAACCAACTATTCAAGAACTTCAACAAGCTTATGGAGAATTAGATAGTTATAAAATGATCAGTGATAGTGTGATTTTAAATAGTGTCAACTTCAAACCATTGTTTGGATCTAAAGCTGCTCCAGCACTGCGAGGAACAATCAAAGTTATTAAGAATCCATCTACAGTAGTTAGTGACAGTCAAATTCGCAGTAGTGTGTTGGCTGCTCTTAATAGTTATTTTATAATTAATAATTGGGATTTTGGTGATACTTTCTACTTTAGTGAACTGACTGCCTATCTACATATGCAATTAGGATCATTAATAAGTTCAGTGGTATTAGTACCTGCTGATCCTACTCAATCATTTGGTGATTTATATGAGATTTTAAGTACACCTAGTGAGATTTTCTGTAATGGTGCCACAGCTAGTGATATTATTGTAATTAGTGCATTGACTCCATCAGCCTTACAAAGAACGATGTAATTTTAAATGTTCTGACTAATATAGATAAATTAGTCGTTTTTTGTAGTGATAAATAGTAGATACAGTAATGGATAATTAATGACGATATTTCTTTATAAAAAAACTCATTTGGTGACAGGATTAAATTATCTTGGAAAAACTATATCTAAAGACCCTCATAAATATCGTGGTTCTGGAAAGTATTGGCTTAATCACATAAAAAAACATGGATATTTAGTAAATACTGAAATATTAAAAGAATGTCAAACATCAGAAGAACTTAAAGAATGGGGATCATATTACAGTGAACTATGGAACATTGTTAAAAGCAATGAGTGGGCAAATTTGCGACCTGAATCTGGAGATGGCGGGACGACATCTGAAATTCAGAATCACTCAGATAGAATTGAAAAAAATCGCCAATCTGCTATAGATATGTGGGCAAACGAAAATCACAAAAAAATGAGAATAGAACGAATGACTATAGGACTAAATCAGCCAGGCGTTCAAAATAAAAAGTCAAAATCATTGAAAAAAACACTATCTAGTTTGGAAGGAAAAAAGAAAAATTTAGATAGTTTAAATATCGCCAGATCCAGTGACAAATGGAAAGAAAAAGTTTATGATACAATGTTGTATACATTTTATCATCGCGATGGTAGAATTGTACAATGTACTAGATCAGAACTCATTAATAGATATCAAGTACATAAAGGAAATCTATCTAGTGTAATATCCAGAAAATCAAAATATAAATCAGTTAATGGATGGAGTATTACTCCAATGGAATATAAAAAATGAATTATTTTTACAATGATATTAATGGAATAATGTAATGGCAACAAAAATTCGGTCACTTGATTTTCTTCCTGAAGTTTTTAGAACTGACAGTAATGCTCAGTTTCTTTCTGCCACATTAGATCAGTTGGTTCAACAACCTGATCTACGTAGAGTTGAGGGATTTATTGGTCAAAAATATGGTTATTCTATTAACCCAACTGATCGTTATGTAGTTGAACCAACTAAAGTTCGCTATGACTATCAATTAGATCCTAGTGTTGTATTCTTAAAAACTGAAACTCAAACTGCCAAAGATTTTATCAATTATCCTGGTCTATTAAACGCATTACAAAATAATGGCGCAATTACTAATAATAATGATAGACTGTTTGAAAGCGAATACTATAGTTGGGATAGTTTTGCTGATCTAGATAAGATCGTAAACTATAGTCAATACTATTGGTTACCGTATGGCCCTGATGCTGTAACAGTATCAACTAACACAATTTATCTATCAGATAATTATAATATTACATATAGTGATACTGGATATACGATTAATAATTCAGTACAAAAAAATCCATCAATAACATTATTACGTGGTGGTACATATACATTTGAAGTAAATCAATCGTCGCAGTTTTGGATTCAGGGTGTTCCTGGATTATCTGGATATGGTTTAAGTCCTAATACTAGTACTAGAGATGTATTAGGAGTAGAAAATAATGGTGATTCTATTGGTACAGTTACGTTTACTGTACCAGCAAAAGATGCTCAATCAGAATATGATTTGCCAGGAAATAATACTGTTGATCTAGTAACTACATTGACATATGCACAAATCAACGGTCAAACCGCTGCATCAATTGGTAACATTGACGGTGTAACTCAGTTAAATGGTAGAACATTAATGTTCTATAATAATGATGAAGCCGGTAGTTCTCAGACATATTTTTATTCAATTTCTGTTAATATTAGCACTAATATTGTCACGTTGACTCAAGGTATTGGAATTCCAAACTCTCAAAAGATTACTGTTACTAGTGGTACTACTTATGTTGGTAGAACATTCTATCGTGATGGTACTGGTACAATTAAATTGATACCATATCTTTCTGCAGTCTTAGATACATTGTATTATCAAGATGGATCAAATCCACTTAATGTTGGTGTTATTAATTTAATAGAAAATAATACTACTAATAGTATTAACATTGATCAAATTTTAGGTAAGAAAAATTATACAAGTCCAAATGGTGTTACATTCATTAATGGTCTTAAAGTTATATTTGAAGGAACCACTGTTCCATCAACATATCAAAATAATGAATATTATGTTGAAGGTGTAGGTACGGCAATCAATTTACTATTAGTCAATGACTATCGTAGTGTTGAAAGTGATGAACCAGGAACATATTATCCATGGGATTATTATAATTGGGACGATAAAGAATGGGATCAATCAAATAATGTACCATTATATCCAGATTATTTAACAATCAATAGAAATAGTCGCGATTTAAATGCATGGTCTAGAAGTAATCGTTGGTTTAATATTCAAGTTATTAATGCCACTATTGAGAAAAATGGACAATTAACGTCAATTATCGGTAATACCAGTACTCGTGCACAACGACCTATTATTGAATTTTATGGTAATCTTGGTCTTTATAATAGTGGAACAAAATTCTTAGATTTTGTTTCATTATTTGACAATACAACAATTGACGCTTTTACTGAAATAGTTGGCCAACCAGCCTATACTATTGATGGTCAACCATTACTTTCTGGTCAAACAATTATTTTTAATCATGATGATAATAGTTTAGTTCGTAAAAACGTATATGAAGTTTCTTTTGTACCAACTGGACCGGGAAATTCAAATGTCATTGCACTTAATATTGTAGAAACTGCACAAGATAAAAACCAAGTTACTATCATATCTGGTACAGTACGGAAATCAACTAGTTGGAGATTTAATTCTGTAGATTCTACATGGATTCAATGTCAACAAAAATCAACAGTTAATCAAGCTCCATTATATGACATATATGATATAAATGGAATATCACTTAGTGATCAATTATATTATAATGGTTCAACATTTGCAGGAACCAAACTATTTTCATACACTGATGGTACGGGCAAAGTTGATCCTATATTAGGATTCCCAATTAGCTATTCAAGTACAGTTAGTATTGGTGATATTAATTTTACAGTTAATCTAAATAAAGATTTATTTTATTATCAACAAAGTGATAGTGTTGTTGAAGAAAAAATTAATATTGGTTATGTATATGACTATCTAACCCCTGATGTACCAACTAAAAAAACTGGATGGGTAACAGCATTTACTCAAAGTTTTCAGTCACAAGTATTTGAATTTACAGTCAATCAAGAAACTCAATCTAGATTTACATGTGATGTAGTAGTGAAAACTGATACGGTAATTGATCCACATCATGTGTATGTCAATGATGTATCGTTAGATGAGGATACTGCTTATTCACATGTCATTGATCTAAATAACAATACTACTACTATTATATTAAATACTCCGGCAATACGTGGAAATAAAGTTACAGTAACATTATTGAGTGATCAAGTTAGTCGTACTGGTTATTATGAAATTCCTAGTAATTTACAAAACAATCCATTTAACACCGACATTACTAATGTTGATGTTGGTGATATCAAGAACCAGTATGACACCATATTTGAAAATACAGTAGGAGTAACAGGACAAGTATTTGGACCTAATAATGTTTATAATCTAGGAAACTTAAACAGATTTGGCACGGCAATTATTCAGAATAGTGCCAGTTTAGTATTACCCGGTGTATTTTTACGTAAACCTGGATTTAATTTATTTGAAGCATTACAATTCAACAGTGATCAATATACAAATTTCAAATCATTGTTGATTAATTTAACTGATCAAAACGATTTCACAGTCTATACAACTCCAGCTACAATGTTGGATACAATTCTTTTTCAAATTGCCAGTACAAGAAACAGTACAAATTCATTCTTTTGGAG